CATGTCCGCTATTACTAAACGATACTTTTTTATACTTAGGGCCTGGATAATTTGATAAACTATTTAAACTACGTAAGTTAATAGGTTTACCGTCGTGAAATACTGCATATATTGCATCTGCATCTAATAACTGTTCACTACGGAATGTCTTGGGGTCTGTCCACTCCATTAAAATTTTTGGTTTAGGTCTAGCCATTTTCACTCTTTCTATACTGCTTTAATATATTTATTAAAGTAGTACAGAATTAAGTCGCTTTACCTTGTTTTACTGGTGCATTTGGATGCTTTTCAAGTATTTCTTTTATTGTATCTTCTTGTAGACAGTTTACACCCGCTATTGGCATCACTTCGCCATATTCTCTCATAAGTTGGCGTATATAACCTTGTTGATCTTCTGTGCTTCTAACACTATCTACACATTGCTGTCTTGTTTCAAATGTTGGATCTGTGAAAATATACACATCTCCTGTGACTGTGGCAAATATTACCACGATTAACCAATTCATCCTTTTTCTCCCTTGGGTTTTGTTATACTAAAAGGAGAAAAATCAGTACCTGCGTTTTGTATACAAATTGTACCGTCTGGGTATAGATTTGCTAATGTCCATGTGCCACTATCTTGATTTACAAAAAACATCATTCCGCCTGGGAATGATCTGCCATCTTGACTAAACGTCATACTAGTTCCGGTAAACAGTGCTTCTTCGTTCCATCTGGTCATTACCATTGACATAAATTTTTCACTTGGCCAACACTCGGCTCTAGTAAAAAAATATGTTCTATCAGTCTCTTGTGCAAACACACTAGTAGAAAGTAATACAACAAAACTAGTTATTAGATATTTCATTTTCTTGCCCTTTACGCTTCATAGCCAAATTCATATCCGACTCGTTCTTAAACGGTCCGGAATATGTATACTTTTGTAGCGTATCTGCTCTAGGACAAAAACTTGGTCTCCAACCCATCGGAAATAGCAAACAATAGTAGCCGGCCGCAAAATATACGCTAGAACTGGCTGTTTTCTTATAGATAGGCACATTATCTAGTAGGTCGATATCGTGCGCTTGCTCAGTGTTAGCGGGATAGCCGTAAACAGTTTCGTTTATAAAAGTCTTTGACTTTTTAGTTTCGATTTTAAAATCGTCTAAATTCTCATATGTTGTTTCTGAGTTATTATAGCTATTATATAATATATATTTATCGTTTACAGCTTTAAGTGTACCAATCTTGCTACCGTTGGCTTCAACTATCCAAAACTTATCTTCTAATACTGGTTTTGCTTTATATTTCATGTAACCACATAAGTTTATAGGTTATGTGCTGTTCTCTTGTAAAGTCTGCTATTATAGTAACTGCCAATGAACCATCTGCCCAACTATCATTAACTTCAGTTGTTAATGCTTTACAATTTTCACTAACCCACTTTCCTTTGCCTGATTTAATCCAAGTGTCAACTACGTCTTCTACTTCAAAGTTTGTCGTTAATATGCCATGCGGTATTGTTGCACGGCATACTTTAATAAGCGGCATTCAAATACTCTGCATGAGCTTCTGCTTGTGCACTTACACGTTGTAAATCGTGTTTACCACAAAACTTCATAAAATGAATACCAACGCCGCTTACAGGAACTCGCTGTACTTGATTAACAATAGTTTCATCTAGTACTGTTTTAATCTCTGCAGGTTGTGCTGTAAGATCGATTAGTTCACGATTACGTTGATAATCATCTAGTACACGGTGCTCAACACCTTCGTGATCTACCCATTTTTGCAACATAAAGTTATTCCAATTAAAGCCTTTATCATTTTTGTCTTCAAATGCTTCTAGTAGTCCAACTTTATTTTTAGTACCTTTCTTACGTGCACCAGGATATGCACTAAAGATATTATCACTTGTATCGCCACGTATACACTTTTCAAATAGTAACCATTCAGGATCGCCTACAACTTTGTGTTCTTTAGTTTTCTTATCTACAACAGGCTTGCCTTTATCATCGTATACACCATCTAAACGAATATGTTGATTAGTAATACCGTTATACTGACTTACATTGTTAGCAAGCAACTGATAAAAGTCACTGTCGCTACTGATAATAACGTGTTCATCATTAGGATGATTCTGAATAAAACGTGCAATAAAGTCGTCTGCTTCACACACAGGATGTTGAAGTACAGTACAGTTAGTACGCTTTTCCATAAACGATTTTAGTTCATCAAATGCTTCAAAGTACTTTTGATCTTCTTCTTGTTCACGTGGACTTAGTGCGTCACGTGCTTCTTTACGATTACGCTTGTAAGGCTCGTAGTGATCTTTACGCCAGCTACGTCCTTCAAAACAAAACACAACATGACTGCCGTTAAAGTCTCTCCATGCTTTATTAATAGCACTAAACATAATATGATATGCCATACCGATTTTAGTTTCAATGTCATCGCCTCGTACTACGTGACGTGCACGATAAAACATATTAAGACTATCTACTAAGATATAAGTCATTTGTCATCCTTGAGTAATTTTGTTTCCATGTTCTCTTTTACATCTAGTATACTATCTGATTTAATCATGTCAATGATTATATTGTTGACATCAATATCACGTTGAAGCCAATACATTTTTTCTTTGAGTTTTTCTAATTCTGCTTGATAGAACTCTAGCTCTTTTTCTTTACGAACTTTTTGTTCTATAATGTCTGACAGTAATATTAACTTAGGTTGTTCCATTTGCTATTTCCATCTATTGCTAGTTGCATTAGTTTTGCTGGTAAACTGCATACCCATACATAAGGTACCCAAAATAGTATATTATAAATCACGATTTCTGTCATTGTGTACTTTCTCCCAATACTGTTCTGTATCTAACTGAGGCATGGTCTTTTGTTTTTCTTCCCATGCTATTCTACGTTTACGTGCTTGGCGTATACCCCACCAGAACCATATTTTCCAAAATATTGGTGCAAGTGTATCACTGTGTAGAATGTAGTTACGTATTTTATCCATATTCTATATTATCTCACTGGCCAACCATTAAACCATGTAATTAATGCATAGCGAGTGCCTTTAGTAACAGGATGCACTTTGTGTAGATACCAACTTGGAAAAAATATTACAGTTCCTTTTGTTGGCTTTATGAGCCCTCTCTCAGCAGGAACAGTGCTCGGATGAAATTCAAATTCTCCACCTTCAAAATCTTCATTGAGCCATGCAACAAATGAAATTTTTCTAGTTTTTCCGTGTAAAAATTCATTTCCGGGATAGTTCAAAGGCTGAACACCATTTCCATCCATATGGAATTTATAATGGCCACCATCTTCGTATTTGCCAAGAGTAAATGATTCTGCAGCCGATATTTCAAAATTCCATCCTGCATTTTGATTTGCCATTTCCATCAATGACCAAAATGTATCGTATAGCCATTGCTCGTTACTCCATGCCAACTCTGTCTTTCTAATTTCATGATTTGACTCTACTGCAACTGCAGCATCTAGCCATTCAGCATTATCTCCTATACCCATAATACGTTCGATTGTATTGTCATCTAGTATGTTTGGGTATATCCAATAATCGGCTCTTCTTAAATCTTCCATTTTTTTATCCTTTAAAACGGTAAATCAATTTCTGCATTTACCACGTTGTCCCATCTAAAACTACGCCATCCTTTTGCGTTGACATCCCATACAACACAAACATCTTCATTTATAGCACGAACCTTTTTTTGTGTCAATGGATCCTCTTTAGTTGCTTTTGGTACAACACTTTCATTAAGAGTACAAATCATTTTGCGATAGTCGCCGTTTACTTTTGTAAACTCTACAATAACATCGCCGTTGCGAAGTGCATTTAAAATTTCATTACGGTCTTTCATTGGTCTGCATACTCTCCCATTGCTATCTTAAATTGTAATGCTTCGCCACTACATTCAAAGTGAAACGTATGTTCGTATTGTCCGGTCCAAGTTGTTACACTCCACTGGTGTTGTTTTAATCTTTTCCTACAATAAACTTTTCCACGATCAACTACATCGCTATGCAGTCGTACAGTATAACCAGGCTTCCAACGTTGCTTGTATTCAAATATTTCTGCTGGTGTCATTTTACGTGCTTTATGTTTGAAGTTGCTTTTTGACTACCACAAGTTTTACAATATGAAATAGTAATTCTATATTCATGTCCTTCTGGTGTAGTTGCTTCTGTTAAAAAATATGCAGGACGAGGATCACCGCAGCATCCACTAATCGTTGTCAAACCATACCTCCAGTCTGCCTTTGTGAACTGTTAATCTTACTAAACGATCTACGCTTACCAATGGTCGTCTTGTATAATCACGACCGCCATCAATCCAAACAGACTCGTCATCACTAACTCGATAATCATATCTGCTTCTACTAAAGATAATATCTCCATTGTCTGCAATGATACCTGCAAATTCCTGATCCTCTATAAAACTTCCATCTGTTACTAATAATTGTTGTGTTTCATAATCCAAGTACATAGCAAAATATCTACTATTACTGTCGGGATGTGGTTTAGAACTATAAAATACTGCACACGAATGATTATCGAATTCGCTATCAACTACATACTGTGCATCGTAGTGCTTGCAAATTTTTTCTAGATGTTCATAGCAGAACAATGTTGGATCGTTACATAGTCTCATAGCAGTCCAGTCTGGTGCTCCTAATTTTTGTATAGTGTACACATTTGGATTATATGTCGTCATCGCCTTGTGCTTCAAGTGCTACACTGCGACATAAGTCGTTAAACCATAAGTCTACAATTGCTTCTGGTGTTTCACCTGCATAGCCTGCTTCACCTAATAGTCCAACAAAGTCGTCGTTCCAATCTAATTCAAAGTATCCACGTTGTGGGTTGTCTTTGTCAAAATGTACTTCAATTACTTTGACCCATGGACCTAGTGCATTTTCTTTTGTTTCTTCTTCTTTAGCATACACATCTTTTCCTGTATGCTTAAAGATAAGTCGTCTAAACCATTCGCTCATTAGTACTCTACCGTTTGTACAACATTTTTTAATGTGTATTCTTCATCTCGTCTGTTGCGTCCTAAATCATAACTAACATTGGATCGTTGCAATAGTTTATCTAATCTATTTAAGCGATCGATTGTTTCTTTAAGTTCTTCAACTAATTTTTCTGTACGTGGTTCTTTCATTACCAACCAATCCTTTCCCAAGGAACATCTTTGTTTCCAAAGTGCCCATATGTACAGTTACTACTATACTGTGTAAAGTTAAATAAGTCAAATCTATCAATAATACCTTTTGGTGTTAAGTTAATATTGTTCTCGATAAACTTTTGAATACTGCGATTATGTCCATTTGAATCAACATATATACTTGTCGGCTCTTTAACACCTATAGCATATGATAACTGAATCTGACACCAATCTGCCATATCGTCTGCTACTACGTTTTTAGCAAGCCACCTAGCCATATAGGCAGCACTGCGATCTACCTTTGTTGGATCTTTACCACTAAAAGCACCGCCACCATGAGGAGCAAATCCGCCGTAAGTATCCACGATAATTTTACGTCCAGTAACGCCAGCATCACCGTCAGGCCCACCAATAACAAAGTTACCGGTAGGATTAATATGCCATACAGTTTTATCATCTATTAAATCTCCTAGTACATCTCCTACAGCACTGCGGATAGGCATCTTTACACTTTCACCAAAACCTTCACGATGCTGTTGGCTTACAACTACTTGATCAATGCGCTTTACACGCCCGCCTTCGTATTCAACACTTACTTGTGATTTAGCGTCTGGACCTAAGTATTCGTAACCGTCCTTACGCATATCACGCAAACGTTTTAGTATTTCATGCGAGTAGTAAATTGGTGCTGGCATATATGCTTCGTTGTCATTACATGCATAGCCAAACATAATACCTTGATCGCCTGCTCCAAAATCATCTGTACCTAGTGCAATGTCTCCGCTTTGAGCATGAATTTCATTATAGATATTTAAATTATCCCAATGAAATCCTTCTTGCTCGTAGCCAATTTCTTTGACTTTATTGCGTACAATTTCTTTAACTTCGTCTTTGCTTACATTAAAGTTTTTTACTTCGCCTGCCAATGTTACATGATTGGTAGTTACAAGTGTTTCAACAGCAACACGAGTTGTTTCATCTCCTGCTGCTAAACCAGCATCGACAAGTGCATCTGAGATTTGGTCTGCTACTTTGTCTGGGTGTCCATCGCTAACACTTTCGCTAGTAAAAATATAGTTGTTCATAAATGTTTCCTTATCTTTTCGTATTGCTCTTCGGTGTGTATTCCTTTACTATATTTGGCAACCTCTTTAAGTTCCCCAGGCATTTCCGAATAAGCTGATGTGGAGTCTAGGCGAGAACCTCCACCCTCGTTCCATACAGAGGTTCGCCACCTCTTGTACGTTGAGTGTGTATTCTTCACTACGCCCTCCAAGCGGCATGAGGTATACAGGTACGTCCACGCCTGCTTCACGATAGGTATCGACAGCTCTACTAACTTCGTCAACATCGTCTTGATCAGCAACAACAAACTTAAAGTACATATCAGCGCCATCCACAAGGGAATACTCACGAGCAACATCAGACTTGATAGCATCACTCCAAGACTCGCCTGAAACTGAGAGTTTTGGGGAACACGAAAAAGTAACTTTAATTCTGTCATTGTTGTTGAGATAATTGTAGAAGTCGTTGTGTAACTGTTGTGTAGTGTTTGTTTCAATTGTGACATTTTTTAAATCCTGCATACCTGGGTGTTCAAATAACTCGACATATAAACGCTGCCAAGCAAGTAATGGCTCGCCGCCTGTAAGAATTAAGTGTACGTCCTGGCCGTTATCCATAGTCCATTTGCCTTCCGGCAACAAACTAAGCAAGTGTTCTACAACTTCGTCGACTGTTGCAAGTCGATTAAAGTCTTTAAACTCTGGATAAATGCTTGCATATGTATCACAACCAGTGTGTACAATAGGCAAGTCTTCAAACTTTTCTGTTTTTTCTACAATACCATCATCTAGCAATGCTTTTACTTCTGCATTGTAACGATTGCCTTCTGCATGTTGTTTCCAGCGATCACCTACACTTTTATCAACACCAAAGTTCATACAACGAAAGTTACAACCAAAAGTACGTAGAAATACACTTGGTACTCCTACGTATTTACCCTCGCCTTGTACACTATAAAATGCTTCGCTATATCTAAGTTTCATCTTCTTCTTTCTTTGTTATTTGCCATGCACCAGGAGTTATTTCTTCCCAGAGCAGTGTGTCTCCATCATCCCAACCAACTTGGTTGAGCATTTCTGGAGGCAGTTCAACATACAATTCTTTGTCTTTACCGTTTTCTTGTACAGTAACGACCCAGTTATTATCTCTTAGTTTACGATATGGTTCTTTAGTTGTCAACTGTTTCTTCCTCTGCACGTGCACGTTTTTCTGCTAATTCGTCTTCGTAGTATTCCCATGCTTCGTCCCAATAATCATCACCTTCGTGCATATGACTATCTTCCCAACGTTTATTAAACCATGCTACTTGTGCATAATAACCCTTTCCACGACTATCAACAAAATCATAATCTTGTTCGATTTCTTCTTTGTTATACCATAAACGTTCAATCATTTCGCCGTGATCTGTTTCTACACCAGACACCGCAACCAAGTTAGGATCAAATTCTTCTCCGTCTTTGAGTTCTACAATCCAGCCGCCGAACTCTCCTTTTTCTGCACTATAAAACATTAGCACAGGAACACTATTATCCTCTTCTTCTTCATCTTGTGGCTCTTCTTGTGTATAGCATTCACGACTGTATAATTGATGTGGATCGAAATCAATACGTTTGTCCCAATCAATTTCGTTATCTTCGTCTAGTTCGAACGCCATTAATTCAAGTCCGTTACTAGCTGTTTGGTGATGAATGTCGTCAATCTCGTACCAACTGTTATAGTACTCCATATCCTCTAAAATGTCAGGACTGTCTGGATCGATGTCTTCGCCGTCTTGCCAATCTTCTAGTGCTTGCAAATGATTAATAAGTTCATCTTCGTCACGTCCTTGCCAGTATGTAACAAACTCTGGTGTTACTGTACCAATAGTCATTTCGCCGCCGTAGTTGCTACCACGAATATAAATTTTCTTACCCATTTTCTTTCTCCCATAGTACTGTGTCCATGTGACTAATTAAGTTACTGAATCCGATTTGCATTACACTATAATCGTGTAGTTCTTCTCTGTATGCTTCAATTTCTGCTAGTTGGTCACCATCTAGTTCTTCTACATTATCGATACCGTAGTGTTCACACACATATTCATAAACATCGTCTGTAATATTACGTTCGTGGTTTTCTTCCCACTTGTGTATTCTATTCCATTCAAAACTCATTTTGACTTTCCTCTTTTGCCAACTTTAAATGTATATTCAATATCTTCAGGATCGGTTTTTTCGCCTGCTTCGCATACAGTTACTTTATTCTTTTTTAACCATTCATCTATAGCTTTGTTTTCTTGATCTGATAGTTGTGGTCTACTCATCGCTATTCCTATGTTGTATGCAAATTGCTTTTTCGTTATTTTCAAATGTTGCTTCTAAAACTGCACGTTCGATTGAACAACGGTTACCGTCTTGATATAACTCGTAGTGTGTAAGACGGACTTCATCACTACCATAAACTGTGCTTAGTACTACTAGTATCCACATTGTGCTATCCTTGTACTGCTATATGCTGTGCTTCACGTTCGGCTGTTTCAACAATTTTAGCAAGTTCGTTTAGACGATCTGCTACTTCTCTAAAGTAACTGTTTCCGGTTGCACGAGCTTTATCATGTAACCACATTACCATTTGACTGTCTTTTTCATTTATCATTTATCATACTCCCAAGGAAAAACAATCCAAGGATCGCCTTCGCTAGTATCCACTGTTTTCCAATTATAATTTACACCGTCAAAAATTGTATGTGTTTTTTCACACATTGTAGCAAAGCGAACGTTTTGTCCCCATACAGTGTCCCAATTTGGATGAGCAGGTAAGCAGTTCTTTTGCCAATCATCTTTAATCCAGTTAAAGGTAGCACCAGTATCGTTGATATCATCTACAATGAGTATATTCTTTTTCTTAGCAGGATCGCTTGTAGCTTTACTCCAAACATCATCTCTACCAATCTCGGATACATAACCAAATGCATCTTCTGCCATCCAACAATTTGATTCAGGACCATTGCCGCTACCGTCACGTAATCTAACATCTAGTGTATACATGTTAGCATCTATCAAATGACTAATACGCAGTGCTAATGGCAAGCCACCTCTGTTAAGTCCTACAATATAATCTGGACGCCACGCATCATTATACATTTGTAACACAATGTCTGTGGCAGCATCATGCAAATCATTGTATGTGTAATATTGTTTGTTCATTTCATACTTTCTATTGCTAGTTTTGCAGTTAGCATAACATTTTTATTTTTGAAAGTCAACACCAAATACTGCTCAAATGAACTAGAAGCGGTTTCTCCTGTTCCATACTCAAAACTTTTCCAAGTAAAATCTTTTCCATATTCTAGTCCGAGTTGTCCTAGTATATTGCTTACACGTGCAAGTGCATCGACAGGTGTATATCCTGCATTAAGAGCACCGCCCCCACCAGATAAATGATTGGGGCGGTTACTCAATTTGTTAACTGAAATTTCCAGTTTATTGTTCACGCAGTTTACCACTAATTGCTTTGAGTAATAAACCGTATGCTGGAAGGAATACAATTAGACCTACTACAATTTTTAGTACTGTTTGTGATCCTGCAATCTCCATCCAATGTGCAGCCATATATTCATCTGCGCTGTTGTGGAAAGCAACTGCAAAGAATGTGTAACTGTCAATTACGTTTGCAACAACAGTTGATAGTGCAGGTGCAGCCCACCATGCTTTGTAGTTTTCACGTATCCATTGGAACACGTAAACATCAAGCATTGCTCCAACTGCGTATGCAGTAGCACTTGCAAAACCAATACGTAGTGCAACACTCATTGGTGCGCCTTCTAGCATTACTACTAAAATGCTACCAATAATTGCTAGTGGATATGCATATGCAATTGTTGATCTTGCAGTTTCTTTACCAAGAAGTCTTACTGTAAGATCAGTAGCAACAATAACAATTGGGAACGTAAACGCTGCCCATGTTAATTTAACACCAAAGATTTCTACTGGAATCCCTACTAGTGCGTTTGAAATAGTAATAACAATAACATGCAATAATGCAAGTTTCATTACTAAACTTTTATTTGTCATAATTTTCTCCTTCAACGTGGCGCAAATTCTTGTTGTAGTTTAATGTTGTCAAAGAATTCTTTCTTTGTTCCCATGTCTTTATTAAATGCGCCGTGCAGCACACTAGTTTGTGTTAAACTAGAATGTGCCATAATGCCTCTGTTTTCACAACAGCCGTGTGTAGCTTGTACGTATACGCCTACGTCTCCGCTACCTGTAGCTTTCATGATTTCTTTAGCAATATCGTTAGCAAGTTCTTCTTGTAGTGTTCCACGTCTAGCACACCATTGTGCCAAACGAGTGTACTTGCTAAGTCCAATCAGTTTTTGTGCAGCAATAATACCGATGTATGCTACACCAGTTACTGGTTGGTGATGATGCGAACACATACTACGTAGTTCGCTTCTAACAACTAGCATGCCTTCATAACGATCATTGCTGTCATTAGGGAAACTAGTTGCACTAGGGCGAGGATCATATCGTCCGCCCATAATCTCATTAATATACATTTTAGCAAGTCTGCGTCCGGTATCCATACTGTTTGGATCGTTGTGTCTATCGATTACCAAACTGTCTAGTACACTTTCGAACTTGCCTGTAAGTTCTTCGATAAGTTCTTCCTTATCACCATTTTGCATAACTTCGCTAATGTTATCACCTGCCCAATAGCGGATGCCTGCATCATCGAGTCGTGCTTTTAATTGTTCGCTTTTTGCCATTATATTCTCCTAGTTATACACGGCGAGACGTGTTATATTCAATATACTTTTATGCAAAGTATTTGTCAAGCATTTCAAGGACATCGTCATACTTTGCAATTTCCATAATTTCCATTTCCATTGCTTCAATAATGTCCGGGTGTTCACCAATTCCTGTAGTATTATTTAGGTAAACTTCTACATTTGCCTTATGTTTATCTACGTGTCCTTTAGCATGACTACGTAGTGCTTCTAATAGAATCTCACGCATTTACTATTTCCTTTCCTTCAATTTTATCATATAATTTACTGCCACTAAAAAATTTGTTATGCAATTCTGCTGCATTACTATTTAGGTAATTACTATAGTTTTTATGATTTTGCATATACTTACGAATACGCTCTATAACTTTACCTTTATGTTTTTGATAACTATCCCATGACTCTGTCCATTCACTTGGATATCTAAATTCCTCATCATACATTTCTGTATAACTTAAACGATCTGGAACCATCGGAATAGCACCTACTAACATACCTTCAAATGCACTAATACCTAGTGTTTCTTGCAGGTTAGCACTAAACACAATCTTAGCTTCTCCTAGTATATTATGATATTCATTTTTAGTTAGTTGTTTTTCCTGACAAACAATAAACTCGTATTCAGTAAGTTCTTTTTTTAGATCATTAAAAATTTCTAACTGTTTCTCAGGAGCAAGCCTGTGTGGAAATACAATAGTGTCACGTTTTTCCATATTTTTATATGGAAGCATTGTATCACGTAAGTATTCCATTGGCCATCCTACAATACTAACGTTGTCTTGTTCCATAAACCATTCTGCAGGTTCGAGACCAAACATTGTTTTAAACTCTAGCAAATTCTCTGCAAATATTTTAGCATGAAACTCTGTAGCAAAGAAGTTGTCATCAAATACATGAAACATACTTTTCTCTGCATAACGTACCCAAGGTTTATTACCTATAAGTCTTCCTAAAAAATCTTGAGGATCATAGCTACCAGCATGCCACATACCACCAATAGTGATTTGAACACCTAATAGCTCTGCCATATACTTGAGTTGGATAACTGTAGGATTCCAAGCATCTGTGTATAAGAAATAGTCTCCGTCTTTAATTTCTCCGTTGCAAAACATTTCGCCTATTGTTTCAAGTTGTTTAGACTTGTAAACATTAGTACCGCCGAAATTAAGAAAAGCGCCAGGTGTAGTAGCTTGCGGAGTTTCACCTCCGCTAATAACTACTACATTATCTGTACGCTTTTGTAGTTGCTTAGGTAGATAATCTTTCCACTGTTTAGTATATCGAGTATCTACTGCTTCGATGTCAACTATATATACAGTCATTAAGCTGCCTTAGGTTGATACACACCTACGTGAATTTTAAGTTTCTTAGGGCTACGTTCAGCACTAAGTTTTACACTTACATCGTAAGTAATTGCAGTGTCACGAATCATTCCTTGAATGTCGTAACTTTGAATTAAATTAGCATATTTAAGATCACTTAAATATAAGTTAAACAAACGACGAACAGTTTCTTCACTGCCTCGATTTGTCGCTAGTACACCGTCATATGGTTCGATAATCTTAATAAGATCCCACTTAACGTCATTTACACTTACACGCCCTTGACGAACGTCACGAATATCAGTTGCTACATTATTCATAGCTGCATGTTGCTCCGTTTTCATTATCCTCGCTTACAGTAATTGTCATTTTGCGATTAGGATATTTGTTGTTAATTGCTTCTGCAAGATCATCACAAATCATCTCACAGGATTTAAAGTCAAGTTGCAGAGTATTTTCTGCATAAAGTTTTTCTAACCAGCGTTTAAACTGGATAAATTCAATGTCTCGATCGTCGTGGAATACTTCAATCTCAACTTTAAAATGAAACATATGACGATGAACATAACCTAAGAAACTTACGTCATACTCGTCACCAGTTGCAAGATTGGGATCATCTATTGCTGCAGGATACTTGTGTAACCCTTCTTTTTGAAAGGTGACCCAAATATTTGTTTTTGTTTTATTCATTTTGTTATCTTCCTCACGCATACGCCGAAGCATATATTCGTAATAACGTTCTTGCATTATTTGTCTTCAGTATCAGTATCAATAACTGATAGTTTTTTCTCAACTCTCTGCATGATTTGCATCATTTCCCATAACTTCCAATCCATTGTTTTTGCAAGTTCATAAAACGATTCCATAGATGCTTCTTCAGTTTTTTCTTCTACAGGTTCGTCAATAACACGAATTTTCTTAACCATTTTTTATTTCCTTTTTAACGGTTTCAATTTGTTCTTTTAGTTTAAGTTTTTGCTTCTTAAGACTTTTTATACTTAATTCAGCATTAGTATGTTTATACAACTGTTCTATTTCTTTGTCAAGTGTTCTGTGTTTCTTTTCCAAACTTTTTAACAGTTGTGTTTTTTCTCGGGGCATTTTCTACTCTTTCCCTTAGATCACTTGTACTGAATCTGTGATCTCTTTTATTAAAGTACAGTTCAATACCACGCTTACGACAAATTTCTTTGCCAGTAAAATCTTTTTCACGATATTCTTCGCCTAGTATACGCATATCGATGTGATACATTGTTAAAATATCAATCAGATCTTGTTCAGTTTCATATGGGACAATTTCATCTACATATTCTACTGCGCTCAGTTGTGCATAACGCTCAACTAAACTTTGCACAGGCTTATTTTTTTCACCTGGTCTATCAATAGTCGGATCGGTTTGGAGACCGACTATCAAATAATCGCAATGTTCTTTTGCTTCACGTAACATAATAATATGTCCTGCATGAAGCAAGTCAAATGTACTACATGTAAAGCCTACTTTAGTCAAACTACTGTATCTCCTACATATTCACGCCAGTCTGTGTAGACTTTGCGTTTTTGTAATTCATGTAAATTATGACACCAAACACCTGGATTACTATGTCCCCATGTTGTATCATCTAGTTTAAGTGTTGCATTATAATTGAACTGTTTAATGTATGGAAGTTTAACACTTATCATACTAATATAGTTATCATATTCGTCAAACCCACATTCAAGTACATTAGATGCATGTTCTACACCAAAGTCCAATGTACACCAGTAACCTTCTTTAAGTAAAGGTGTAATCATATTTACCCAAAGTTCATATTCTTCCCAATTGTTAGGATTAAAACTTTGACTTGTACCAAAGTACAAGTGTTTAATTTTATGTTCATCTGCTTTTTGTGCAATTTCTTTAGAATCTCGAACACCAACTACGAACAGTGTTTTTTCACCTTTCATGCAAGTGTTTTCAATTTCAGTACCAATAAAGTAAACTACGTCTTGGCGTTCGTCTGTATTTAATCCCATTTGATATAACCTCTGCTATAGCCTTCAGGTCGATTAACTGCATCTTCAAAGGCTTGTTTCCATTCATTATCACGATTATAACCTTTAGTCCAAATATTGTCAAGGTTTAATTTATTTGTTTCTTGCCATGTTACTGCTACATTCAATGCTTGTATAAAACTAACAGCACGTGGACTTGGAAAATGCATTGTTACATTATTCCATAACCAACTACTAAAATTTGTCATAACCATATCGGCTTTTTCGGCTGCCATAATTACAAGTCCGTTTGGTGCAACTTCTACTCTCATAAGTCTACTAGTATCACTTAAATCAATTACAACATCGTATTCAGTTGTATCAACGTCAGACATAAGCAAATCGCCCCAATAGTCTGCATTACTATGTCCTACTACAGTAATATCGTCGTACTCTAGTTTGACAATTTTCATTGTTTGATGTACAACACGAGCTAAAAACCCTGTACCTAATATAAGAACTTTGCCGCCTTCACGTCTGCGTAAGTCTTCTAAACTATTTAGAATTACATTAATACCACATGCAACAGGTTCTGCAATGTATTTAGGATCTAATTCAGGAACATTTACATAAGTGCCTTCTCGAGCAACATAGTAGTCTGCATATGCAGGCTCTCCACGTGTTGCAACATACTCTCCTGTTGCTGTGTTGATACCTAATCCTTCGTGTCCGTGCATATGTGCAGGTAACAGCTGGAAGTCACCTTGCATCATTGCAACATCACTGCGACACACTCCAGTCATAACTGCTTTGACTAGTATGTCGCCTTTATTTAATTCTGGGATTACGTAAGTAGTTTCATAAAATGCACCTTGCCCATCTGTAGCAAGAGCTCTTACAGTGTCGCCACATGTCGGTGTATCCATAGATCCATCTCCTTTTGATGTTTCCAAAAATTATCGTTTTTCCAATTATCAATTGCAGCGTTAATCATATTTTCATATGCACTTTCTGGACACAACGGACCTAGTTCAATCCGTTCGTCGTCAAAATAAATTGCAAAATCATCTGTTGTTTTACTTCTCCAATTAGAGTATATCTCAAAATTTTGATATGTCAATAAACAATAGTCATCTACATCATATACACCATTTTCAATTACATCACCATAGTCACTATCTGTTAGGTCATCTAATGTCCAGTTCTGTTTTAGAGATGTTTGTGTTCTAACTGAATGTTTCCAAGTTGGATATAGTAACTGATAGATGCTCAGTAAGTGTGGAGTTAAGTCTCTACTGACACCGCCATATGCTAGTTTTTTATTAGTAAACCAGCTACCCGGACGTGGTACTCTGTTACTGTTAACCCAACAAATTTTTATATTTTCTGCGGAACTTGCACGTTGTTTTAGTTCTTCTATCTCTGCGTCTGACCATCTGTGTTGATTATTTTTGGTCATCATAAATCTTGTTGTAGGATTATATGTGCAAAGTTTATTCCATTGATCTACATTCTTAACACCGGGCTTTTCTACAAACACAATGTCACTAACTTTAGCTGCAGCATTTGCTAAATCATAATGTGTTGTATTAGGAGTACAAATGTGTGCAGTAGCAAATGACTGATCTTCTGGAATTTCAATATAGTCGGCATCTTTGTTGTAAGGATCTACGTATACAATATCCCAACCTAAGCGTTCGTATATGCTACCATATACTGCTTTACCAAATCCCATGCCGACTATAAGTGTTTTCATTATACTGCCTCAAATAAACTGTTAAATTGTGCACTAGTATTAACAGTTTTCTTTCCTACTGCACCACGTGTACCAACAACCATCATCCAAAGTTTTTCATGGTCATCAATCATTTTAAGTGCTTTTTCTTTATCGTCAAGTTCAAAGATACGTGCAATTACGTCTTTAACTTCTGTACGATCAAAACGGTTATCAACTAACATACTAGGATAATCTCCTGCATCATATGCTCTGTTTGCAGCTTGTACGCTATTGATATGTGTATAAGTGTTATGATTCATCATAAGCATATAAGCAAAACTATCCCAAGATGTTTTAGTTTCTGTGCCCATTCTATTTGTATCGCCTGGCGCATAACAACAAATATCATTTACTTTTAGACCTTCACTTAGTGGTGTAGGCATCCACGTATGTCCGTACTGTGCACAATGTTGTGTTGCATAGTCATCATACGATGTAGTATTTGTTGCAAGTTGACGATCATCAAATGCATCTCCCATCATATAACTCCACTTGCCATTATGATCTAGTCTATGTCCTGTGTAGAACTGTCCATTTGCAGTACATAAAAACGGACTTGCACAGTCAAATGTGATAGTAAAGTTTTCGTTATGATTCTTACGTACACCACGTTGTATTGCTGTAAGCACAAGTGCCCATTCTAGTTTACTTGTGCCCAAGAAGTGCATTACATCATGATAACCTTTTTCTAGCAATCCATCAAAACGTAGTTCAACTACACGTTTTAGTGCTAAATGAATATCACACATGTTTTGTCCACCCATTGCCCAGCCGTTAAAGTGTGCATCTGGATATTTTTTAGGATCACAATAGTGTTTCATTTGCGAATACCAATCGTCTGCTTGTGCAAAGTTTTCACCTTGTAGTACGTTTAAGAACTTACAGTCACCGCTACGATTGTTAATAAAGTATTCGTTGTTTTCTTGTGTGCCTTCTACTGCTTCTTGATAGCTACCAATTTTACTTGCTGCAGCGCCATCTGGCGAACGACTTACCCATGCTGGAATATCAAGTATCATTCCATAGTCCATAAAGGCATCCATCCAACGTAGTACGCCTTCACGTTTCTTTTGTGCTTGTGGACAGCCACTACCTTTGCGCCAGTCGCCTTCCCATTTGCCTTTACCAATTTGGAAGCCACCTGAGTCTCCTAGCAACCAACTAGCTGAACGATCTCTTACACGATATTGATCTTCACGGTACATATCTTTGTTTAAGTCTAGACTAGCGTGTCCTGCAGAGTGCAAACTCCATTTGTATTGCCATAGTCCTTGATTGTCTAACCAATTGAGACTTTCAACACCGTTAGTTAAATGACTTGGGATACGATTTAAGTCAATGTAAGGAGTACCAGAGCCTTTTTTGTTTTCGTCAAATGGCTCTAGTCCTCGTCGCTGTCTACCCACAAACAGTGCATAGAATGTACTAAGTGCAGGCAAGAAAATAGCAAAGTCGTCTTGTCTGTCTGTTAAGTTTGTTGGTAGTTGTGTCATTTACTTACTTTGTGCTGGAAGGATATATTCGTATACCGCTAGTCCATTGTCTACTTCAATCATTGCTGCGCCCATATCACTAAACTTCATAGTAATATCGCCTGTTAAGTTAAGAATATTCATAACTTCACTTACAGGATATTTCCAACTTTGATTTAAATTACCGCCAACGCCTGGCTGGAATACAAAGTTACCTGTGTGACCACTGTCATCACCGAAGAAGAATTTTAGATCACCATCTTCTACTTTAGCAACAAACAAACTTTCTTCGCTATTAGCTTGTGCTTGCATTTTAAAGCGAGCAACACTTGCACTGTGTGGCTGTACTTCTACATCCCAATTAGCACCTTTAAAACGTACACTTGCTAGTTTTTCTTCCATTAGTTCTTTTTGCATAAAGCGGAAGTCGTTTTTAAAGTCGCCTGTTGCGTTTTCAAACTTCATACTAAACGGTTCTTGTTCACCGTTACGTTCACGTGTGTTAACAGTGATGTTTGCATTTTCCTTGTATTCAGGAATGTTAAGTAGAATGTTTAGTTTGCTCAAGTTAGGCATACCAAATGTGCCATCTAATCCTGGAATAGCACTCTTATACTTTGCTTTAACAACAACAAAGTTATTGTCGTCTTTAGCTTCGATTTCTGTTGCAGCACTGTCGCTAACAACTTTAACTGCTTCGATGTTTCCTACACCGTGTGTATGTTTTACAATATCGAGTAGATAATCTCTCATATGTTTTTCCTTTTTATTAACTGTACGTTATAACTGCCTTGTGTGCGAGTATTAAATTTGTAGTTTCTTACAAATCTATTTAGGTGGAGCCATGTTTCAATTTCGTTACGTATCATTCCTTGTCCACAAATAATTTCACAAGATTTATAGTTATCATAATAACACTCTTGCAAGAACCTGTCAACCATTTTCCATGCAACATGTATATGATAACCATGTAAATCTAAACTTCGCTTCATCCAAAATCAAACAAACTTTCAAATGTAGTTTTGTCCTCTGCTTTAGTTAAGTCGATATCCAAAACTCCTAGCAAGTTTTCAATCTTCTTTGTGATAATTGTTTCTTCCATTTCATCTGTATCAAACGGAAGTTCTTTAAACCAGTCTGGGATACGAGTTTCGTCTGTCGGATATCCGATACTAGTAAATCCCATTGGATTACTTTTTAGTTTACAGACAATAGTTTTCATACCATCCATAATTTCCATACTATACTTGTCGCCGTTTAGTCTACGCATTCTGTTATAGTTAATTGCTGCACGAACATGTCCAGGCATGTTTGCTTTGCCTTTGTACATTTCCTGTCCGTCACGAGTCTTTTCCCATTCTAGTCCTGTGTAATATGTTAGTTTGTTAACACGTTTAGGTGTTCCGATTTCCCACGGCTCTTTGTTTCTAAACTCTTGTCTAAATTCAATAATACGATCGATTAGTTCTTCGTTGCTTGTGCCTGTTAGCGTTTTTAACAATAGTTCATTCAAGAAGTCTTGCATAAATGCTGGAGTGTCACTACGTTTCAAGTCTAAGCCCATTGCTTTAATTTTGCCTGGCTTGCCTCCTTGATCTTCTCTGAATCCTTCGTTGTCATAAACAAGAATTGCATAGCGTTTCTTCTTAATAAAGATGCCAGCACGTGCGCAAACTTCACGACCCGCTGCAATAATTTCGCCTTGTTCTGCATTTAATACATTATGTGCACGAGCCATATAATCAGGGAAAGTTACATTTGCTTGTTCACAAACTTCATCATAAATTGCAGTAACAGTATCCTTATCCCATGTGATTTCGCCAGCTTCGATTTGTTCTTTAAATATAGGATAAGCACTAAAGTATACAGAGTCTGTATCACCATATATGATTGCAGGTCCTACATGATTGTATTCGCCTGTAAACAGTTCGTTTACTTTAGCACCCATGTGTCTAGCAATAGTGCGTCCTGTTAGTGTTGTACTTTGACCCATACGTGGATCGTTGAATCTACTGCCAGGATTTAGTAGCGCACCATATAGTGAGTTCAAGTTAATCTTTTTAACAAGTTGTCGCTTATCCCAATACGCAAACTTTTCATCGTCTACGCCTTTTTGCTCTTTAGCATTTTTTTGCAGAACTTTACGTTCACTATACCAACGTTCTAGCAAGCCTGGAATGATACCTTTTTTAGTTTGATCAACAATAGTACCATTACTTGTTAGTACCCACGGCTGCCCACTTTCAAATATAATGTTGTATATTTCTGCACCTGTTGCAGACAGTTCTTCGCCATTTTCAAAGTCAATATACAGCAAGACTTCTTGGTCTTTGTCCATAACAAGTTCATATTCAGGACAAGCAAACTTGCCTTCCCATGCACGTGCAGGCTCCCATTTAAAATCATCTAACATTGGTACAGTTAGTGTGTGACGTATTTGTCCTACAATAGTTTCTGTACTTAAATTAGTACTACGCAAGATACTAGGATACAGACTGTTCAAGTCCATACTACCAATCCATTCGTGATAGCCGGATTTAGGAGTAGCAACATATGCGCCTGCGGCAGCAACTTGTTTAGGATAATGTTCTTGAATACGGTCATGTTCTTTGTCTGGAACAATCATGCCACGCCTGTGTGCTTCGTTTACAATAGCCTGGTCTGTAACAGCAACCGCACCCATTGTTGTTTGTATAAGCACTGTGTTGTCGTGTGCAATAACGTTTGCAAGGTCAATGAACTGTAGCTTGTTGTCTAGTTTGACTAGTAGTTCGACGTCTTGTCTGTTATAGTCAATAAACGTATAAAAGTCATTGTTGTATAACTGATCTAGTGTACCTTGATATGCAATTTTACGTTCGTCAAGTTCGTATTCGCCAATAGCATCCAAACTATAAGAATGCATTTCGTGATATGTATACTTGCGATATAGTTCCATATAGTCTAAGTGCAAACGACCGATTGTATCAAACGTTTCTTGTGTTTTGCCAAACTTTTCATACTCTCTGCGTTTTGGATATTTGTTCCACAAACAAAAACGTTTAGTATGTTCCTTGCCAAGAACTCTTGCTATACGATTAACCATATATGGAATATCAAAGCCTTCGCTGTTCCATCCGCTTAATACATCTGCATCTTCAATAAGATCTAAGAACGTTTGTAGTAGTTCACGTTCATTGTCCATTAACAGTGTATCTTCAAACTTATCGCAAATTTCTTTTGCAGTTTCACGAGTAAGTGTATCAGGTTTGATAACCAAACATATAGTTCTGCCAATCCAATTTAAGTGTACACCGATTGCTGTAACAGGATTAAACGGATCTTCAGGCGGCGCAAAGCCTACGTCTTTATCAAAGTCAACCTCAATATCGAAAAATGCAGTTTGTAGTTTAGGAGGATCAATATTTAAATAATTATCTGCTAAACATCTAAATACAGGATTAATATCACTTTCAAAAAGTCGTTGCCCACTGTATAGTTTCTTTTCTTTTTTGAATGCTTTACCGTTTGTAGTTGTAAAACGTTCTAACTTGTCGCCGAAAATACTTTCGTATTTGCCACGTTGATCTTTGTAGTAAAACGTGTAACGTGCAGGATACTCTCTGTATTCTCTGCGCCCGTTTACACGCTCTGCTACGTATATAATATCTTTATCTCTATCGAAATGTGCGTCTACATACATTAAACGTCTTTACCAACTGCCGCTAATACTTCTTCTAGTTCGTTAAATCCTTCTGCTACTTTAGCAAACTCTTGCTTGTATGCAATACGGATAGCTTTGTTAATTGTTGCAGGTTTCATGTCTAGTTCTTCTGCAATTGCTCGTACAGTATCAGTTAGTCCGCCTTTGAGCGTTTCTACTTCTGCTGTTACTTGAATACCTTCGTTGATAATTTGTTTAAGTTTCGTGATCTCGCTGTCACTGAAAGAACGTGTAGGCATATGCTACTCCTTTTAATTTAGTTATATTGTTATGAATATAAGATAAAAAAAGCGTTTTGTCAACGCTTTTCTAATTCTTCTAGACGCTTTTCTATGCTGTCTATTTTTGCTGTAATTTTCGGATACTTCTTTCTCCAAGCATCCTCTGGCTGTTCTAGCCATGTTAAGCCCCATCGTTCTACCAAGTAATCTACCATACGGTCAAACTTAGCATAACCCCAAAGACCTAATCTTGTAGTGCTCAAGTATGCTAGTACCATTGCACCTGCAATACTACCAGCAATACTTGTGTAAATCCATGTACGATCGCTCGCCATGTTTTGTATCATATCCCACATTATTCAGACTTCCAAATAGTCCATGCGCCATATGCAATTGCGGCATAGCCAACCAAGTTAACCGGTGCCATTACCATTACCAAACCAGCCGCTACTAGCATCACTCCATCCAGTGTGGTTCTTTCTTTTAGTCTGTTTTTTAACCAATTCATTGTACTCTCTCCAATATTTGTTTCGATCATTAGTTGATGTTTTATTAGCTTCGTGCTCTTTTAGTTTCATTACATAATGATCTGTATCCATATTATTCTCCAAACATGCTGATTAGTTCTGGACCAAAACTTCCTGCTGCCCAACCTAGTGCAACAATAGCAATTACTCCCATTACTAACCATTTCATTTTAAAGTCATCTACATCCATACGTAGTGCAACTAGTTCATTTCCTAGTATGCGAACACTAACTTCTAATTTACCTTTATCATCTTTTTCGGTCATTCGTCTTCTCCAAATAGCATTGCTAAACTAATTGGACCCATAACACCATCTGGAGTTAGTCCATTTTCTTCTTGCCATGCTTTTACGTGTGCTTCAGTGCCACGGCCAAAAATTCCGTCTGCACCAATTTCCAATTCTTCTTGTACTGCACGTACTGTTGGACCACGTGAACCTAAACGTACTGTTTCGTATACAATTTTACTTGGCTCCCAATGTCCGCCTAGAACTTCCATAGCGTGTTCGTAATGCTTCTTACGATCTTCTAATCCAATGTAGCCACCGTTGATACGTTTTGTTGCACCTTTAACATCACGAGCATCTGCATACTTGTTGATGTCATTTGTATCCCAGAACCAGCAAGCACTGTCTAGCGCACCTTTTTTAGTACGCACGTACTCCACTGCTTCTTCAGGTGACATATCTACTTCTATTCCGAATTGAGTATAGTTATAGCGTCCTGTAAGTTGTAGTATTCCACCACCACGGTACCGCCAACCATCACCGCTATCAGTATCCCCATTATCCATTCTATTGGCATAAATGACGTTAGCAATCTTACGAGGTTGTCTGTGATATTCTTGAGCATCTCTGCCTGCCCTTTCAAAATATTTTGGAAAAATTGCGTTAAGTGCTTTTGCACTATAGTTTAAGTTTTCGCTTAGTACTTTAAAGTTGTTAGATTCGTGTCCGCACTGTGCAATAAACATTGCTACACGCTCTGGTGTATCCATTTCCCATAATGGAAGAACTTCACACATTGCATCATACCAATCTTCTGCTTCTTCGTTTCCACGTAGTAATTCGATTGCCATTTCTTCGGTAAAATCGAATTCAAAATCTTCTACTGCCATTTTACAATTCCTTGTTTTATGTATTGCTATTTATTTTACAAATGCACCAATTCTGCCGTGTACATCTGGGTACTCTCTATATGTATATCCTTCTGGCGGTACAGTGCTTTCACCTTTCCACACAGGAATAAAATGATCTGCATCACCGTCAAAGTCTACATTATGTCTTAAATGTACTTCTATTAGGTTGCCGTCTATGTATTCGCAGTTTACCCATTCATACTTTTGTAAAAATGGCATAATTAAACTTGGTCTATTTACATAGTCTTTTGTACGTTTCCATTCTTTCCAACGTACAAAATCGTCGTCTTTGTGTTTGAAACCTTCTACACACAATACTTGCAAACCATAATGATAATCTACACTTAAATGTCTGCCTACAAATATTTCGCACCAAAAGTGTCCAGGTGTTAAATGATCTGTTGTATTTTCAATATACTCAATACTAGCACCTAAGCCTAGTCCTATTGCATTTACTGCAGGACGTACAATATAGTAGCCTGGTTCGTCTACTCTAACACCTACAGGTCCGCAGTTGTATCCCATTTGTTTGCTGAGTATAAGTTTATCCATGATCCACATATCTGCCGGATCAATTGTTTTCCAAACTTCTTCTTCTGGGTGCATTAGAATCCTAGTTCTATTCCGCTATCAACGCCTGTCCATTCGTCTCTTGTTCGAATTGGGCGTTCTGAACAATGTTCACATTCGCATTGTTGACAAACATCATTTGCACAATCTTGGCACTCAGTGCCACAGTGATGATCACAATGACAGTTTTGACATTTACAAGACATTGATTACTCCTTAGTCTTTTTTACGGCAAGAACCTGGCTCGCCACGTTTCTTCCCTGGAACTTTTTCATACCCATCCCAGCATTTATCATATTCTTTACTGTTAGGATGTGCTTCTGTTGTCTTTTTACGGCGTTGCATTTTACCCATTGGCTGTGCAACACTAGCAATTCCACCTGCGCTAGTCATTTCGTTGAACATTTCTTTACGTTTCTTTTCAACATACTTGCTAGCACGAGCATACATACCGTCGTATCTGTCATTCATTTGGTCATCTAAGTCCATGTTATACAACCAGTCTTCAATTTCTTCTAATTCATCTTGTTCGTATGCTTCCCAATCAAGTCTTGAAATATTACTAAAGTCCCAATCCAGGTCATCCATAAATTCTAATCCTGCTGATTCTTTAACTTCTTTTTCATCGTCATCTTCAATGCCACGCTTCTTTTTACTGTCTTTGATTGCTTGTTGCATAATTTTTTGCAATCTCATTTGTGCTTGCATGTTGTGGTCTGGACGTCTTTTTTGACCTTCTGGTATCTCTCCAGTTGGATCCATTTTATTAATGGCATCAATGATTAATTTGTCCAATTGCTGATGCAATGACTTACCGCCATCGGGTAATTTTTTCATTACGCTCGACATACCAATATCAAATGCTAGCTCTTCATGTGCTCGCATTCTCATTTCGTGTTGGTTTACACCTTTTTTTAGCCCTGCTTTAAACTCATGAAATGCTGCTTCTACGGCTTGATCTGGATCGTTAAGATCTATATCGAGATCTTCGTTATCTTCCATTGCTTGTTTGCGAATAGTTGCAAAGTATACACTTTCCCAATCATCGCCGTACTGCTTTTTCATTGACGCTTTCATGTCACTGTCATCGTACTTTTTCTTTAAACGCTTTTCTTTTGACTTTTCTGCTTTAGTCATTTTACGTTCGTCAACTTCATCTGAACTATGTCCTAAATGCTTGTGTACAAGTGCATCAAGTGCACGGTGAAAAGCATCAATTTCATCATCTGACATTTCTTCATTAACACGAGGACCATTAATTAAGTTCGGTGCTTTTGGTTTGGGTGCAGTACGAGCACGTTGCGCCGCTGCCATTTCTTGATCATAAGTTGACTGACTTACAGGACCACTTGCAAGTCCACCACGGCGAAAACCTGGATTCAATCTTGATGTGCCTGCTGGTAAAGCTGCTGACTCAGTTTGTAGACCATACTGTGCAAACATATCAATGATCATGTCTTTGTTTGCTTCCATCCAATCACGTTCACGTGTCATACTGTATACATGTCCATAAGCATCATAGGCGTGCATGTTATGGCGAATTGCATTTTCTGCGTGTTGCGCCATTGCTGAATCGCCATCTTCATCTGTGTCTGGCCAGTCAATACTGCCAAGCCCACGAGCAGATTCTTTCATGCCACGTCTGTCGTTGTCTAGTTCTTTAAACTCATCATATGAAAGATACATGTCAGTATCTGGATCGTAGTACGCACCTTCTTTTGGATCGTAGTAAACTACTTTACCACTTAGTGTACTAAATGGTCCTTCTAAACCTGGACGTTCTTGATAACGATCTCTGTCAATTGGTGGAAGTTCTTTGTAGCCTTCGCTATATTTTTTCTTTTTATTTTTGTTATATTTTCCTTCACCGAGTGCACCTTTATTGTAACGTTGTGCAATTTGGCTTAGTGTGTCTCCACTTTTTACTGTGTACGAACCACCGTTTGGCAAAGTAATTGTGTCACCTGGATAAATTTTATTTGCATCTTTAATACCACTTGCACGTGCCAAATCTTGATATGTAACTTTTGATTGTGTTGACTGTTTTTTAGCAGGCTCGTTAAATTTAAGTGCTTGTTTTACTGCATTGTCAATACTTGGTTTGTCTGGGCCAGTTGTGGTTGGACGCAATTTAGGACGAGGGCTTGTTGCTCTGCTTGGTTCTTTTGTTTGTGGTTGAGCTGCTGTACCTGGTGCGGTGATTTGATAATTAGAAGATTTTTTAATTACTTTGTCCGCATGTGTAGTAGCCATTGCTTGCGCTTTCGGGCCACGACTTAAAATACCAGGGCCGCCATTATACATCATAACTGCTACTCTGTCATCTTCTGCACCATATGTATTTTTCATAGCAGAATAATATCTCATAGCAACATCTGTGTTAACAAACGGATCTTCAACATCAGCTAAACTAAAGTTTGTACCGTAAATTCTGTTAACGTCATCGATTGCAGGTTGACGAAGTTGGAAAATACCAATAGCACTACCACCGTCTCCACGTGCAGAATTATCAAATCCACTTTCTTGATCTGCCATACCCATAGCAATATGATACGGAACATTGTATTTTTCTGCTGTGGTACGAATCATTTCAGCTGTTGCATCACCTACTTTTTCGCTCACTGGACGTAACTTAGGGCGTGGACTTGTTGATCTGTCTGATCCAGGACGTAACTTAGGACGTGGGCTTGTACTTCTAGGATCTGTTAATCCTTTGTTTTGAGGATGTGATGGTTGATCCATGTGTCCTGCATTTGGATTAAAATAATCATGGTCTGTATCAAATCCACGTGTACTTCCTGTCATCTGACCATTTGGTGCACGTTCACGACGACCGATATTATCGTTAGGTCCTTCTTTCATTACAGTTGTAATCATTTGTGTTGTATCAACTGTAGGTCCTTCAAAAATAGTAAGCATACGTACACGGTCTTCGTCTTTTGTAGTAAGATTCGGATACGCTTCCATTACACGTTCCCATGAAAGAGATGCAGTATCTTTTAGTTCTGATTCTGTTAGTGCACGTTCATTATAGTATTTTTTACTTTGTGCTTGTGCAGCACTTTCACCGATAAAACCTACATGCTTTAATAGTTTATTAGATAGTTTTTGTTCGTTAACTTTTTTGTATTCATCTAGTGCAATTTTATATTCTACTACTACACGTTTATATTCTTGTTTCATCGAAGCACGTTCTTCTTTAAGCATATTGTCTTTGTGTAATGACAAGTATTTTTTAATGCTTTCTTGGAAATATTTTTTAGTTGTGTCCCAACTGATAACTCCATGTGCATAACATTCAAATACACTATACATATTTGCCTGAACTTTATCAAACTCTCTACCTGTGACTGCAAATTTGTTTCTTGATTCTTTTGCAATGTCTAGTATGTTTTTTGCTGCTTTAATAGGTTTCATTTTGTTTTCCAATATTATCTATCTAATTTTAATGGGCTTGTTAATTTTATAGGTGAAAATTTCATTGCAGTTGCGTCTACCGGTCCGATACCAGGTAAACCAAATCCTGGTAATCCGAATCTACGTCTTGTTCTTTTTTTACCATTGCCTTTACCGCCTTTAGGTTTTAATCTAGGTTGTGGCAGTGGCCTTGGGCCTGGAACAGGAACAATCTCCGGTGCCTTTATAGTTTTAGGAGTAGTTTTAGGCTTACTTGGTGTAGTATCTGGCGTTGGCTTAGTATCGGGTTTTGGCTCAGCTGGCTTATCGGATGGCTTAGTATCCGGTCTACTATCGGGTTTTGGCTTAGTATCTGGCCTACTATCGGGTTTTGGCTCAGCTGGTTTAGCTGGCGGTTTAGTATCTGGTTTTGGTGTAGGCGTTGGCCTATCAGCTGGCTTAGTATCTGGCTTTGGCTTAGTATCGGGTTTTGGCTCAGCTGGCTTATCGGATGGCTTAGTATCCGGTCTACTATCGGGTTTTGGCCTGGTATCTGGTTTAGAATCTGGCTTCGGTTGTGCCGGTTTAACTGGCGGTTTAGTATCTGGTTTTGGTGTAGGCGTTGGCCTATCAGCTGGCTTAGTATCTGGCTTTGGCTTAGTATCTGGCTTTGGCTTAGTTGGTTTTTTTGGTTGACCGGGAACAGGTTTTGTGTCTGGACGGGTACGTGGCTTACTACCCGGCTTATCAGATGGCTTTGGCTCAGCTGGTTTAGCTGGCGGTTTAGTATCTGGTTTTGGTGTAGGTGTTGGCCTATCAGCTGGCTTAGTATCTGGCTTTGGCGTTGTTTCTGGCTCCGGCACTACACGAATAGGAGGCCCTGGTTTGTTTGCGGGCTTCGGATCTGTTTTAGGTGTAGTACGATCTGGAGCGGGATCACTAGTTGCTGGTTCTCCCAACTCTGGTGCAGGAAGACTTGCTGCAGCTTTTGTTAACGCATCTTTTGCAGCTACATATCTAGGATGAGTACGTGGGTCGCCACTTGCTATGTCATCTGCTGACATAGCATTTGCTTCTGCATCTATTAAGTCAACGAAAGCCTGAGGATCATTGGTCGAAAGATGATCTAAAAACTTTTCTGCTTCGTTCCAAGCTGCCGACTGATCATCTGATATAGTGCCATCGGCTGCAGTAGATGGAGTTAGTGCAAATCCTATAGCACCGAATAATCTTCCCAATACACCTTTTGCTAAAGATCCTGCTTTTGATCCCGTAGATTTCGGAATACTGGGAATATTGCCCGCTTTAAAATTATTGTTTGCTGCTTGTAATGCTTTTGGATTATCTAATAAGTAATTTGTTATTGCATTTTTAAATTGTGGTGTTTTAAACTGCGGATTTAAATTCACAATATTATTTACAGTTCTCGCTGCTTGACTTGGACTTACTTTGTATTGATTCTGAAATTGAACCGGATCAAGTCCTCTTAAATTAAACGCAGGCACTGCTTCGTCTAATGATTCTTTGTTGCCTTCAGTGAACTCTGTAAATTTCATATTAGATTTCCTCGATAGGAAGGTCATCTACTATTTCTGGTTGACCTTCTGTAGCTTCTATATATTCCATATAGTGCTTTACAGTAGCAATGTAATCTGCTGCTTTAGTGATTTTACTTTGCACCCAAGGTTCTAAATTTTCGTTGTCTTGAATCATGCCATGCAATTGAATAGCATACTTTGAAAGTTTATATAGTTCACTTTTTGCCATCCATCCATCATCGTCGGTGTCATCTAATACACCTTCCATAATTTCGCTCATGTAAACTGTAGGCTCTGTGCCTTCTTTTAATTCTGTACTGTGTCTTTTCATCCACGCACGTGCAACATCGATGTCTTCGAACACTTTGCGTTCTACTCCGTTAACATCTAGTACTTTATATTCGCTGCCTTCTTTCACAAGTTGTGGTTTGGCAGCTGGGTTTGATTGTAATTTTTCTAATCTCATTGAGACGCTCCAAGTATCATGATAAGTAATTATACACTTATTTATCAGAGTACAGCATGAAGATAGCAATTTTCCTTACCGGTCTAATAATAGACAAAACTCCAACATTAGAATATATTAAACACATGTTTGATGATTTTGCAAGAAGAAATAGCTTGCAAATTGATTATTATTGTCACTTTTGGGATAGTACAGGTTTATATCCTTATGATATAGATTATCAAATTACAAAGATAACTGTACCTTGGGAAAATCGTGGCAGTGTAGATCGTGCAATTAATACTTTTAAACCAAGAGAATACAAAGTAAGTAAATTTTCAGATATACATGATCATTTTTTAATTTATTACAAAAACAAATTTAAAGACAATGAATGGGTACAAGACACAATTTCAATGATCGAAGATCAGCAATTTAACAAAAACTTACATCCAAACTTTTTTATAGACAACTTTAAAAATCCACATCATGTATTTGATAAATGGTGGCACTATCATGTATTTTACTGCAGATATGTTCATGTTGTTTCACAAGCATTTAGTGCTTCGCAATCTAAAAATCTTATTAAGAATTCAAACGAAGAATATGCGGCTGTTATTAAATGGAGATACGATGTACTAGCTGATTTAATTTCTAATAATGACAAAATGATAGATGCAATTAAACATTGCTCAGATGATTCTGTTTTTTATACAGAATTAGCATGGGAAGGAAACGAATGGAAAGAAGACTTACCATATGATATTAACAGTGCGCCTGTGAACAAAACTATAAGTTTACACGACGGTTGGTGGATGACTAGTAATTCTGTTAATAATACATTAGCAGAAACCTTACTAACTAAATATTCCGAAGTCGATGACGGTCAACACATTAGATTTTATAAGTCGATTAAGTCCGACGAGTATCAGATTAAATTAACTAATAGAATACAACATAATATTATACGCTTTCCCGAATCAATACCAAAAGATTACAACTCAAAACCTTGGGAGTATTTTCATACATTGTATCAGAAAAACTTTAACACAAAAAAACAAAGCGATTTCAGAGGTCCTATAGATCACTGCGATGAAAGAGCAAAATACTATACTATCAAATATTTTAATTTTTATTAGGCTTTGTCAGGATTCTCAAATTGATATTGATTAAACTGTTGCTCGATATATTGGAAATTTAGTTGATGTAATTCTTCATCATACCGTATTAGTTTACAATCAAATGGCATCGGCCACACTACGCTAAAACTTAACATATTTGTCTTAGAGTACATTGCTAACTTATTCCATATCCAATGCGGCGGCTCTGGAAAATCACTTACTTGTAGTTCATACCATAATTGTTTGTGTTCGGTTGCTAATTTTAAACAATGATCTTCGATATTATTATTAAATTTGTACCAGACATCTGGTTTGCTTATGAATGCAAAATCTGCAAATAACGGAATACCACTGTCTATATAGAGCCAAGGCGAAAACATTTTATCATTGAATATTGGATTTCGATATATGTTTTCAAATGCTTCTGTCCAGTACTTTACATCCATATCTTTAAAAGCAACGTCACTGCGAGTCCGTATTACAATGTCATAATCAGATAGTGTTCCTAACATTTTAGTTATTTTGCCACTACAAATATACTGTCCCCAGAAGTTTTTAGCATAGTTGCTGATATATTGTTTTTCTACACCGAATAAATGTGCATGTTTGAATTTATCTGATACAAAGGACCAATCTAAATGTTGATTTATATTTTGTACACTATCTATAAATTTATCTATTACATTGTCATAATTTTGTATATGATACCGTATAGGTGCATATGTATTTTCTATTCTACTACGCAAATCAGGATCACCGTCGTCCCAAAAATATCCGTAGTAATCTACGTCAATTCCACAACCGTCGGGAAAAACTCGATTTTTAAACCACCAGGCACCCTGCTCAAGATGTCTTGGCTGCCCGGTTACTAATACTGCTATTCTCATATAAAACTCTTAGTTTAGCGGAAGTTCTGGGTTAGATGTTCTGAAGTCTTTTTTACGCATAACTGTTTTAGCAATCAAATCTAGTTCTTGCTTGTTGCTATCCCAGTCTAATGCAAACGGTACGTTTACATCACTACGCATGTCTTTAATAACTGCTTCAGCGTCTGGACCCATTTGTGCAATTCGCTTACCATACTTATTATAAGCATCTTTAAACAAAATTGCAAGCTCTTTTAGTGTAATTGGCTGTTTATTTCTTCTATCATTTACACGATCCAAAAAGTGCTTTGTAAATTCTACATCAATTCCAACTGCAGCAAATAGTCTATCCAAATGTTTTTCTAATGTATCTAACATCGGCTGTGTAATCTCTGTTGGATAACCTTCGCTTTCAGCCATGTACTTGTCACGATACATCTGTTCAATTTCTCTGTGATCAAAACCGCCAAACGTTCTACCAATGTCAAATGCATAACTGCTGATACTGCGTCGATTACCTTTACTCATTACAAGACGGTGCATTGCTGCTAACATAGCTTCAATGAACGCTTCTTTTTGTCGTCGTTTTATTTCTGCTTGTACTTCATCTTTGCTCATCGCTTCCTCCATATTAGGGAAGTCGATGTTTAAAAGTTCTGATAATTTCATCTTAAATCATCCCTGTACTCTTTCACGTAGTAATTCATTGGTTCGGTGTTTACTATTTCGAAGGTCTCGCCGTCGATATTCACGCCTGCCAACTTTTTTGGTTTTTTGCTTGTGAATTTTACTACGTGTATTCTGCGCTCAATACCACGGTGGTTTACCTCAAGTATATACTGAGGAAACATATTACGCCACCATCTTTTGAGCAACTTCTTCATTTCTTTTTATTCCTTACTGCGAATTTAATTCTAGTTCGTATCTTACTGCTTCTAACTCGTCTATATAAGTTTGTAATTCTTGTTGACTTGCGTTTTTAGCCATAGCATCAAAGTCACCATCATACTTGTCCATTGCTGCATCAAATGTTGGAGCATGAGTATAAAGATATTCTAATGCACTGTCACCTATGGTGCCAACATAATCATACACTTTGTTGTATGCTGTTTGCAAATCTTTTACACCCAAGCCTTCGTTTAAATTTAGTCCTGCTAGTTGTACAATTCTATCTAAGTCTGACATTTTCATTTCTTTTTGCCTGCTTTCATATTAGCACACCAGTGATACATTTTTTGTTTTTCACCGCTGCTATTTTTTGCTTTACGTCTTAGTTCAGTAACGCTACCGTCACAACTAGCACCTGCTGCTTTTACACGCCCAGGTCTACTTTTGCCTTTTACTTTACCATCAGCAAAGTTTTCTCCCATTACACGTTGTTTAAGAGATTGCCACCAACTTTGATTTTGTTGATTTGTTTTTGTCTGTTGTTTAGGTTGTTTGTTTTGTCCACCCCAGTTAATTTTATGTGCTAGGCTACCTGGTTCATTTTCGTTAAATGCTGTATCAGCATGTTTCTTAGCACTAGCACCATCTGGGTGTTTTGGATTAATACCAACAACTTCACCGTTTATTAGTTCGCTTATATTACTTGCTTTGCCAATTTTGTCAAGCAATTGATGCAGTGGATCTTCAGGATCATAGTTACCACTTTCGTATCCACTTTTACCTCTTACTTCAGTGCGTTTACCTGTTTCACTATCTGTAATATGTAGTACATACATATCATCATCACGTTCTAATTGTAGTTTATAACCTTCTAGTACTACTTCGGAACTTTCTTTAAGATATGGCAAACTAAACCACAGTTTAAACCATTCTTGTGTGCCAGGCTTAACTTTATTCTTACGCTCGATGTCGTGAATACGTTTAGCAGTATGGCTCATGTTCTCTGTGATTTCATTCAACTTCATTTTACTAACCCTAAGTTAAATGCTTGGTTAGGTGTTGCACCTGGTACACCAAGAGGTTTTGGTTTACCATCGCCGCCAAAAAACTTTTTAGCCTGACGTTCTGTTTCGCCTGGTTTAACATCTACTGTAGTGTTAACACCTGGAACAATTTTACCATCTTCTTTTATTGCTATTCTTTGATTCTTAACATCATCAAACATTTTGTTAAATTTATTTAATGTTTTATCTAGACTTGCATTTACTTTTTTCTTTTTGTTATCAGTGTTAGATACCGGTACATTGTTAGTATTTGGTGTGACTACCTTAGGTGATGATGTTTTTTGATTTGGTTCCATTTTGTTCCATGGCTTAGATGTATCCCAATCTTTATTCGGAATCATTTCGGTAGGAACTTCAAAATCAAAAATACCAGGATCATAATATGGATTTGGTTGAGGATCACTGATACTGTTAGATCCAGGTTCTCTTACAGTGTAATCTGGTAAGTCATGTCCTATTGACGGAAATACTCTTGCTCGTTCAGCAGGATCAAGTGTTCTGCGTAATTCTCCGTAATCACGTGCACCTATTTCGCCAGATATTCTTCTGTAATCATCGTAATCTCCTCCTGTCATATCCAAGTTTCCACCGCTGCCCCAGCCTTCCTCGTCTTGTATAAGATGTTGAATTTCGTGTATAATTGTGTTGAGAATTTCATCGTCGGAGTTAAGGTCGCCCCAAGGATTGAGTGTACCGATACCAATTTGACCACCTCCGGCCCAACCTTGTTCTTCTGGATTACTAGAATTATCAAAAAATTCTATTTCTACATTTTTTAAAAATGGATATGACTTGAATATTTCGTCGTGGTTAAGAAATTTATTTAATTTTATTGGATTCATTGGCCTTTGATTTGATATAGTTGCGTTATGATCCGACACTTCTTGACGCCAACGTCCTTCTAAACCTCTAACAGTGCCTGTTGCAGCCCATATTTCTTCCGGAGAATATCCTTGTGACTCCATTCGTTCCGCTTTACGAGCACGATCCGGATCCCACAATTTAGCCTGTTGTCCTATCATTGTTGTCTTGGTAGGTTTGATGTTTTTATCTGCTGTAGTAGCCGGTTGTCTAACAACTGGTGTGTTGTTAATTTCAGGATTAAGTTTTCCTAAGCCAACTGATGCTCTAGAACCCGGACCTTCGGATATAAATTCATTTAGTTTCATGATACTAACGCCGTTAATAATTGTAATATCTCTATTGGATATATTGTTTGTCTATCGCTTGAAAGAGATTGAATTCCTCTGCGCATTTTGTCAGCAGATTCTGGTGAAATATTTCCAGTACTTTCGAATCTATCAATTATAATGTTTATTCTAGAAATATCAATTGGAAGTTCTTGCTGTACTGCTTCGTTCTTTTTACGACCGTCACAATGAGCACGTTGAGAGAATCCTTTTGGATTATTACAATCAATTGAACGCTTGTACTTTGCGCTCCACTTCTCTCCTAGTATCTCATTAGTTTTCATATTACCACTTTCTACATGACCAATAACGAGCTTTCCACTTTGGACCTGGATTGTCGCAATTATGTCTAGCACGGAAACTTTTACGTCTTTTCGGATTAGACTTCTTAATACGCATATTAGGATCACCAAAGTTTACTTTTACAACATTGCCTTTATCGTTTTTAACGTAAACTTTAAATTTCTTCACGTCACCACGCATTGGCTTGTTTAGTTTAACTTTACGTCCTTGATACTCTGCTTCGAATACACCTTCTTCTTCTGCATATCCTAGTTCGCCAAACTCTTCGTGAAAGTCTTGTGTATCTTCTAACGTAATTTCTTCGTTAAGTTGTGTAAATTCATAAATCTTCATAAAAACACCCTTGGTAATAGTCGTTAGTACTATTTATCCAAGGGTGTAAAGTTTTTAGTAAAACTTATGGTGTTTCGTCACCTTCGAGATCATCTGCATTAGTTAATGATGAATCGTCGCCTGCTTCTTCAATTTGTGCGCCGCCATCTGTCAGATCTGCGTCGAAGTTCCATGGATATGTGTTGCCATCATTTCCTGTAACTTTTCTACCAGAAATTTTAGTAACTTGTAACTGGTCACCTGAATCATTCAATACTGTAATTGACATTTGACCTGCTGTAAGTGCTGCACTTGCTGCATCTGTTAGTGTGCAAACTGCAGTGTTAGTGCCGTCTGAACATAAAAAACGCTTTGACGCTTTTTGTTTTACAATCCATCCTGCTACACTAGCTGTACCATTATGGAATTGTACTTTGATTTCGTTTCCGCCTGCTGTTGGTGTTCCGAAAAATCTTTTGTTTAGTGGTCTTCCCATTTGTTTTCTCCTTTGACGTTCTAGGTCTACGGGGTGGTGTCCCCATAAGCTCTTATTGAGCAGTAGTATTTATCGGATATCTTCGAATACCTATAGCTTTATTAGGTTTATAATAGTCATACCGAACTTCATTGTTTTGATTACCGCCAAGTATTACCCAATATTCGGTGTTGTCTACTAGTCTTGTTTCTACGTAAAAGCCAACGTGTCCTTGCCAACCTTGATTACCTCTTGGAAACACAACAACATCTCCACGTTGTATATTAGCACGTTCAACACGTTCTCCCCATTGTAAAAAACTTCTGGCCATTAACGGACTATCGCTGACACTTGAACTACCAGGTATATTATCTATCTCTAGTACACTGTTAACAAACGCTGCACACCATTCTGTTCGCACAGGATCTACACCGACTAGTTCTTTCAACTCTGAACGATTTTGTCTTTCTTGCAAACCAATATATGGTTGTGCAGTAATAACACTATCGTTGGTACTAACAGTATTACAGCCGCTGACAGCGGCTGCTAATAAAAAAATAATCACTCTCATAAAGATATTTAGTGATTATTCCTCTAAGAAAAAGTTCTCAATTTTAATGTAAGGAGTGCTATTATCAATATTGTGCAATATTTTGCTGGTTACTACATTAATAGTAGTGCCATTTTTAATACGTTTTTCAAACATAGGCAAAAATGCATTGTGTTTAGTATGTACCCATACCTTAACTGCACCATATTCACTTGCACAAATATACCATCTAATTTCTTTATGTGTATATTCATATACACTACGTACAAATAGTTTTCTATTATCGTAGTCTGCAGGGTTTTTTAGTTTTTTGTGTACATCATTTGTAAAGTAACTGATGTAATTGTTAAATGGAACAGTACCTAGTATACGACTTGCATCTTCTTCTAGTGTTTTAATGTTTGTATTTTCATTTAACTGTTGAACTGTTGTGTCTACATTAAATTGTAGTTCTAGCCAACGTGCAAGTCCTATATAACTGTTAATGTCGTCTTGTCTAGTGCGATGCCCCCAGGAGTTTCTGTCATTGTATGATTTATTTTCGATAAAACGTTGTAGTGTACTTCTAAAACTTGTTAAGGATTCTCCTGTAAGTTTAGCACTAATAAACATTGTACGATAGTAGTCCCAAATAGCAGTAGCCTTTTCCATACTAATTTGAGGATTGGCTAACATAAAAATATCAAAGTTTGTAGTTTTATTTGGAATACACTGAAATTTATGTTCTTCTCCATTTAGATAGAATGTTTGAATTTTATCGTCTTCTTGTTCACGAACTAAATTATAATCGCTTTCGTAATCCATTATGCTGCCTTACTTGTAAATGGGTCTTTTTGCATTAAGTAGTGCTGATACAATTGTGCACTAGCTAAGTTTTTATTTTTTGCTTCTACCATGATATCAAAGTCTTCCCAAAAGCTCAACGCCCAGTCGTTGCAGGCGCTGTTCCAACACATATCACTGTGTGCTCTTAGTTTGGCTTTTTTGTATCCTTGTTCAAGTAGTGAGTCCATGTCTGGTCGTACACTCGGTCTAGCAGTTTCCAATAAAGATTCACGGCTAAGACTGTAATGCATAGTAGGACGGACACCCCGCCAACTATCGATAATACGGTTAATGCGAACATCATCTCGTGCAATATATTCTCCTGTACGCACCCAATGGTGATGTATATCTATCACTAGTGCTACATGTTTACTTAGCTCGAGTATAGATTCGAGTCCCCACGCATTTTCTTCGTTTTCAATGGTAATTGTGTTTCGTGCTTCTGTAGAGAGTCTTGGAAGGATGTCTTTGATACCTTCTGGACCTTTTCTGCCGGCGATGTGGACGTTACATTTGAAGTCTTGCCATGTCTGACCATAGCCCATCCACCTGATGATATCCGCATGATATTCAAACTCCTCTAAACTACGTTCTACAACATCCGGATTATCGGAAGCAAGAACGGTAAACTGACCAGGGTGCATAGACAAGCGTACATCAAACTCACGTGCAATGTCGCCAATTGCTTTGTACGCTCGCTCGAGCCTTGTTCTGAGATCTGGTTGCCGATAGAAATAAGACCAATCACTGTGAGTATAAGCAGGAAGAAGACCGCTTCCAATACGAACCATACGTAACTGGGGTGGTAAAGATCCAACATATCTAATTAGCCTTTCCAGTGCACTGATGTTGTGCTCTATAATCTCGTATAAACGTTGTTCTGCTACATCACGTGTTTGATTGTTAAGCCATGTAATAGTAGTAGCACGTTCATTAAAAGGACGTTGTATGTCCTCTAGTAATTTCTTTTTAATGCTTTGATCATGATGCAAATACTTACATGCAAAGCCGATACGTTTGATCATAATGTTATCTCACTGTTACGTTATCGTATATAATGTAACACGTATATCACATAAAGTCAAACAAATTTGTCTTTATTTTTAATATAATAATCTAATAATTCTTTATCTTCAGTCATTCTTCTGCGTCTATATGATTCTGGTAAATCATCCCACGGACGCATAGCAGGATGTGTTTTGTTAACTTGGTCAAAGTTTAATCCAAACCTCCAACCTTTATCTTGTTGTTCTGTAATCCATTTGTTATGATTTTGACGTTCCATAGTTAGCATAATTATTTCACGAGCACCATCATCCATTTGTACATCATACTCAAACGGATGACCGAAGTTTGCCTTAGAGCGATATACATTACTACTTTCAATTTGGAAGTCGTGTTCAGTAACACGCATATATCCTTCAACAATACGTTCTGCTTCATCTGCAGTAAGATGTCTTACTAACGGAATGATATACAAATAGTCTGTATCTTGCATACCTAACATCAAATTATTAGTATCGTCGTCTCCTGCCATTATAGCATCAGGGCCGAGCATATCAACAGTATAATACCATTTTTGTATTTGATCTGCAGTTAGTGCGTATGAACTACGTTGAAGGATATAAAAATCTTGCATGTGTTACCTTATTTTTTTGTTTTACTTTTACTTTGAGTAAATGCTTGTCCACCAAAGAATGCAGCAACAATAGCAGCAACTGACACAAAGTATGTAGCAGCCATATCGCCTAAAATTTTGCCTGCTTGATCTAAACTAAACGCTACTGCTAGTACTACTGCAAAAGGATATAATAACATACCTCCTAGTGCAAACCAAGCCATTTTTCTTTGTGCATCACGCATTGCATCTGCATCTTCAAATTCTTTACGTCTGAATTCGAGATACATTGCATGTTCTTCTGCATCTACTATTCCGTCACCATTTGTATCAGCTTCGTGGAATCCAGTTGGCGCTGTTGATACAGGTGCTGGCGCTCCTACTGGAGCTGGTGCGGCTGCTGGAGCCGGCTTTGGTGCGGCGGTCGGTGTAGTTGCAGTTGCAGCTTTTCCAGGCCCTCCAGCACTTTTTAATTCTTCGGGTTTTTTTCTTGGCATTAAAATTTCCTCTGTCTATGTCACTCTCTTAAAAGTCGAAATCTGCTACTGTAGTAGTACTACAATCGTAATCGTTATCTCCGACTGTTGCACCTAAACTTTGCATTGCATTTTCTAATGTTGCTGCAGTCCATGTACTATTTTCAACTGCAATTCTAAATGCACCATTGTTTTCTGCACCTACTGCAAGAAGTGTTCCTTCTCTGCCGATAAGTTCTACAATTGCTTCGACTGCTTCTCCTGGATTTAATTCGTTTGCCAGTGAGCTGCCAGTATTAATACTGTAAAAACTCACAGGAGCACCAAAGTTTTGTACATCAAACTCTAACACATTTGTTGAATTTCTGGTTACCATTTCTATAACTCCTTAATATAAGTGTATTTATCTAGCCAACAAAAAAGCCCCGACTAGCGAGGCTTTTAAGTTTAAACGTTTTGTTTAATATTAGTCTACGAATGTTACAACTAGTGTTGAGTCAGTAAGTGTTGGTGCAGCACCTGTACCTTGGATTGCGATATGATCGCCGTTTGCTGTACCTTCAACTGCTGCTACTGTGAAACCTGCTTCTGCTGCTTCTGTGCAAGCTACTGCTACGTTTGTTCCTGTTGCAACTACAAAAATATGTGTTTGTCCGCCTAGTCCGTTACCTGCACGAACTGCTGCTGTTGATGTTAAAGCCATTTGCTTATCTCCTTGTTTGTGTTAGCATTCTATTCTGCTTATACATTTATTTATCAAATTAATTTCAAAAATACTAGTTTTCGGCAATAATTTCTACTAATTTTCCAGGTCCTGCTAGTTCTTGTACAACTGCTTCTAACTGTGCAAGTGTACTTGAATCAAAAATTTCGCTAGGTTCCTGTGAATCTTTTAGTAGTTCGCTTACTTTAATAACAAACATTGATTCATTAAGTTTAGCCATAATACTACTCCTATCATTATAGTAGTATTTATTCTAAATCTTCTATTAGAACTACTTTTGTTGTACTAGTAATAATGTTTTTAAACATCAAATGCATTGTGCATACATCGCTATAATCTATAAAGTATACAGATCCTGTAGAACTATACGGAATAAAAGTAGACCAACGTGGTCTTCTAAATGCACTACCCGAGCCTACATTTTTATACTGATCTTCTAATGCTTTTAGTCTTGGATACTGTCGTATAGTGCTGTTTATATAATAAGTGTCTGGTTCAAAACTGCTGGTTACAAAGTCTGCTATGTCAATAAATTGATCCATTTCATCACGAAACTTATACATATGACAACTTACTTTATATCTGTATTTGTTATAAAATAACTTTTTGCGTACACTTTGTGTTAGGTCTTGTACCATTAGATCTTTATGATCTCGACTTAACGGTCCTTGTATTTCGATAATATCATCGTTGTAATACTTAATAACATCCGACAAGGCTTGTTCTTCTTTAAGATATAAATTAAAACAATGATCATTACGTGACTTGTATTCGTGTTCAAGTCTACTCATTTGTCTTTTAATATTACTATTACGATGAAATAAATTTAAAAATCCTCCATCGAACATGTCCCATCCCTTGAAACTAACACGGAATGGGAACTCTTTGTACCAGACTTTACTAGCTATTGTAAATCTAGAATCTGCTTTAAGCTGTTCGTATATGGATTTTGTCATCAACTACTTCCAACCTAACAGCCGTAATGTTATCACCGAACAATAGGATTTTTGCTAGTGGCTTTTTAATTTGTTCGTTAATCAATCTACCCATAGGTCTTGCACCCATTGTTTCAGTAAATCCATTATTTGTTAGCCAAGTAAGAACAGTGTTATTCCAATGTATTGATATATTTCTATCAGTTAACATTGTTCTTAGTTCGTTTAAGAACTTAACAGTAATGTCTCTCATCAGAGTTTTGTCTAGTTTTGTAAACTGTACAATAGCATCTAGTCTATTGCGGAACTCTGGAGAGAAGAAACGTTTAACTGCTTCTTCACTGGCTGCACTATTGTCATTATCGCCAAAACCAATTGTATTACGTTCAGCATCACGTGCACCTAAGTTACTAGTCATAATAACAATAGCATTACGAGCACTTACACTTTTGCCTTCACTGTTAGTAATCATACCATTGTCCATAAGTTGTAACATTACGTTACTAACATCAGGGTGTGCTTTTTCAATTTCGTCCAGTAGTAGGATACAGTTAGGATTTTCTTCAAGTTTGTTGACTAGTAAGCCACCTCCTTGACCACCTTCACCGTATCCTACATACCCTGGGGGAGCACCGATAAGTTTAGCAACTGTGTGACGTTCTTGGTATTCACTCATATCAAAACGTACAAGCGGCATACTCATTGCATCACTTAATTGTTTTGCTGTTTCAGTTTTACCAACACCTGTAGGGCCTGTAAACAAATAACAGCCGATTGGTTTACTAGGATCTTTCAGTCCAGCTTTAGCAATATAAATGCTATCTGCAAGTCTAGTAATAGCTTCGTCTTGACCAAATACTTTCTTTTTAACAACTGCCTCAATGTCTACAGGCTTCTCCTGTTTGTACTCACTGTCTTTTGTAAGTACTAGCTGGTCTACAGGAATACGTGTCATCTTAGCAACTTCATAACGAATATCATCTAAGTCTAGTACACTTTTACGCATCTCTGCTGGCTGTAACCGCTGACGTGCAGCCGCTGCATCCAATACATCAAATGCCTTGTCTGGCAAGTGTTTGTTGTGCCAGTATTGATGTGTCAAGTCTACTGCACCATGTAGTGCTTCTTTTGTATATGCTAGTTCGTGGAATAGTTCATACACTGGAATACTTGCTTCGATAATTCTCTTAGCATCAGCAGGGCTTGGTTCTGGAACATCGACTTTATAAAAGCGACGATTAAGTGCTTTATCTTTTTCAAAGTGTTCTCTGTATTCTTCGTATGTTGTCGAACCAATACAACGTAAGTTACCTTTTTGCAGTGCTGGCTTCAACAAGTTAGCAACATCCATTGCACCTTGTCCTGCGCTACCTGCACCCATAATCATGTGAATTTCGTCGATAAACAAGATAGCATCATCACGCTTTTCTAAAATGTTTAATACATCTTTAAGACGTTCTTCAAAGTCACCTCTAAACTTAGTGCCTGCAAGTAGTGCACCAATATCTAAACTATAAATTGTATTGTCTTTAATAACTTCTGGAACTCTGTCTTCGTTAATTAAATGTGCTAAACCTTCTGCAATAGCAGTTTTACCAACGCCTGATTCACCTACAAGTATAACATTGTTCTTTTTACGACGAGCAATAGTTTGTACTAGTTTTTCTAGTTCATCTTCACGTCCGATCATAGGATCAATAATGCCATCTGCCGCTTGTTCGTTTAAATTGTCGCAGAACTTACGCAGCATACGTTCTGCTTTGGCAGGTTTTGTTTTTGACTCATCCATATCTTGTTCTTGCACTGCAGGGTTCTGAATAAATTGTACTAATTGTTCTCTGCTAATATCAAACTGTTTTAACAAATGCACGGCTGCACTTGTATCTTCTGTTAATATACTAATTAACAAATCTTTAGCATTGATATTTTGTCTGCCGTTGAACAATGCTTGTGTGAATGCACGATTAAACACACGCTCTAACATTTGCGTCTTTTTAGGATCTTGTACTTCTGGTAATGGTGTTACTTCTTTTTCTAAGTACTGATAAATTAATGCTTTTAACTGTGCAGGCTCTTTGCCCAAGTCATATAATATATCTTCAATTTCTTCTTGTTCTAGCAAAATTGCAAGTAGATGTTCTAGTGTAACATATTCGTGTTTATACTCACGAGTAAGTTGATATACACGCTCTACTATGTGTTCTATTCTATCATTTTGCGACATTTAAGTTCCTCTGTTTTTTAATAATATAGTAATTTATTATACTAATGTCAAGGTAAACTACGGTAAATCCTGTAATTTTGTTTGTAAATCTGTCTCTGTAAGTGCTGGTATGTGTACGTTAATTTCTACGAAAAGGTCACCGTTTGGTTTTTTATTTCTAGGCAAGCCGCCTTCTGGTATACGCAGCCTCGTCTTTGATTGCGTTCCTGGCCTAATATTTAATTTTAGATTACGTCCGTCTAAAGTGTCTATTATCTTTTCCGTTCCTATCATTGCTTCTCGTATACTAATATTTAACCTTTTTACTAGGTTATGTTCTTCAACTGTAAACTGTGGATGTGGTTTTACTTGAAATGTAACAAACAAAGATCCAGCAGGCACATCTGGTATAGTATTTTCACCATACTGCGCATACCTAACTTCTGCACCATCTGTTACGCCTGGAGGCAGTGTAATAGTAACTTGTCTGCCGTGTCCATTGCGAAACTTTAAGTCTAGTATTTTTTTAGATTGATGTATAATATCTTCTAGTGATACTGGTACTGTGATTCTAGTATCTGCATTTCGTCTGGGTCGTTGTCTAAACTGTGATCCAAACTGTTGTGCAAAAATATCTTCGAAACCTTCAAATGGATTTCTGCTATTAAAATTAAAACCATTCGGTGCCTGTTGCTGTTGTTGATCAGGACCACCGTTTTTTATAATATCATATGCTTCGTTTACCTGCTTGAATTTAGTTTCATCTCCGCCTGGTCTATCGGGATGATGTTGTTTTGCTAAACGTCTATATGCTTGTTTGATTTCATCGTCGCTTGATGCTCTAGTAACACCAAGGACTGCCCAAGGATCATTCATTTACTGATTTGTTATGTTCGTCGATTGCACGTTCTGCAGACTTGTAGTAGTTTTCATATGCTGCAATGATTGCTTGTTGTTGCTGTACCATAGCACGTATGTCACTAAAATTTAACCCCAAGTTACCGTAGCCTTCACCTGTTAGTGCATATACTGCAAATGCACCATCGCTGGCTTTTAGTCTAGCAATTACTGCTTCTACGTTACCTTCGTTAATTACGACCCATTCTACATCACGCATACGCAGTTGATCTACTGGCGGTAGTGTTAAGTTAGGTTTTTGAATTGGTTCTGCTTTAATAATTACAGGCGGTTCGACAACAGGCTGACTATTGCCCAGACACCCGCTCAGGGTCATTACCAGGCCAAAGCCAAGGGCACTCTTTATTAAAAGCGATTTCGTTTTCTGCATTTAATTCTTCCTCAGTTAACGGGCTTCCACTTAGAATCTCAAAACATCTGCCAGCATTTTCTGTACCTCTGTTTACTGCACGTTCAATACCTTCTGCATTTGCAATAGCGGCTGCTTCTAAATCAATCTTTTCTAGTTTATCTGCTAGTCTACGATTCTGATTTCTAATAGCAGTATATGCTTCTTGTAATGCTGCATTTTCTGCTGCGGCTGCTTCAAAGTCTTTTTGTAATTGCTCCATTGTTTCTTGTTGTGTAGCAATTGCTTGTTCTAGGTTTGCTTGATTTGCTTTTAGTGTAGCATTGTTTTCTTGTAGTATTTTCATACGTTCTTGGCTGTCATTGTAATACCAATATCCAATGCCGCCCATCATAAGAATAACAACTAATAATACTTTGCTCATTACTTGTGCCTAAAAACTATACGACCTTTATCTAAATCGTACGGAGTCATCTCCACATCTACACGATCGTCTTGCAATATATTAATGTTAAATCTTCTTATCTTACCACTAATAGTCGCAATTATTTGATGACCGTTTTCTAGTTCAACTTTGAATAGTGCATTAGGAAGGCAATTAATTACTTTGCCTTGAAATACTAATACGTCTTCTTTTGCCATTACAGCCCCGCTAGTTCCTTTACTCTTGATAGCGATTCGTTTGTTTCTTCGTTATTTGTATAACGTAACACATACTCTTCCGAATTGTCAAGAACTGTTTCAGCTAAATTTTCGGCTGTAAGATCCGCACTGTCTGTACCTTTATAGTAACTGTATTTCCATTCTGTAATTGAAGTTGCTTGACTTGCAACTTTTACAATATTCATAATGTTTTCATATAAGTTTCCGTCACGCTCAAACTCAACAAATACCATATACTTGCCATCACCGTTTGGACCGTCTGATACATCTACGTCTAAACTTTCAGTAACATCTGTTTCAATCAAGTTACTTAAATCTTTTGCTGGCTGTTCGAACGCAACTTCAAATGCTACAACTACAGTTTCGTTTGCTTCACCAATTTTAGGTTTGTATTGGTCAATACTAATTGTAGGAGTCACTAAGTTTGTCATTTCGCCGTATTTTACTGTCATTTACTTGTCCTCTGGAGCCATTTGCTTAATTTGTTGATAGGCTTTCTTAACTGTGCTCAGTCCTGATACGTTTCCGTAAGCTGATACTGATTTCCACAATTCATTTAATGCACTGTATTTTTCTGGTTCAATACCTGCATTATCCATGTCTTGCATAAGACCACCTAAGATTTCAATTTGTTCGTCTGTAACTTCGCCTTCGTATTCTTTGGCAGTGTTAAACATATCCATGAGTGCTTCTAGTGCATTTTTTCTAACCGTACCTTGATCATACATGTCATCTGGGTCAAAGTTTACTTTGCGTTCCTCTATACCAGCTAATTTTTTAATTCTATTTAAATCTGTCATTCTATATCATCCATAACATCTGTTTTATCTGGTGCAATTTCGTTATCATAATCGCTATCATATGCACTGTCAACATCGCTCATATCGATGTCAATGCCGTTAATTGTAACTTTCGAGCTTTCAAATTCATCAACAAAATCACGTGGCATTTCGATAGTTACCAACCAAACTTTGGTTTTCTTTTTCTTAGGTTTACGTTTGCCTGTTTTAGGATCAGGATCACCTAAGTCTTCTGGCTTAGTAATTTTAACTGGTTCAATCAATTCATCACGTTTATAAAATACTCTTGCACCGTGTTTAATTAGTCTTAGTGCTGCATCAGGATCTGGCATTAGTCGTTCCGGATACATCAGTGTTACTGTAATCCAATAGCGTGATACATCAGGACCAGCAATTACTTCACCGTATTCCCAATTTTTGTATGCATACATGTGCAAACTATCTAATACTTCTTCAAACTCAAGCAGAACACTCAAGTCACTGCTCGAATCGATTAGTTTATCTAATGTGTTTTTTAATTGTTCAATTTCTGTACTCATCTTACTACTATTTAGTTCTTTTTAATAAATACTTTTGTAGACACATTGGGCGCAATCAACAAACAATGGAGTACTACATGGCCAAAAGAGCGAGAAAACAAAATAGCAGGAATTCATTCAACGATATGGTAGTAGAATTACAAACCTATCGTAAAAAGAAAATAACTATTTTACCACGCAATGTACATCAGGAAGATTACATTGACTTATTAACTGATCCTCAAAAATCTATTGTATTTGCAACTGGACCAGCAGGCACGGGTAAAACTATGCTGGCAGTCCAAATGGGTATACAAAAGTATGATAGTGGTGAAATTAATAAAATAGTTGTCACGAGACCTGCTGTTAGCGTAGACGAACAACACGGATTCTTACCAGGTGATCTTAAAGATAAAATGGCACCCTGGACTAGACCTATCTTTGATGTTTTAGAAGAACATTGGACACCACAGCAAGTAGAACGTATGATTGAAAATAAAGAAATCGAAATTGCTCCACTTGCTTATATGCGTGGTAGAACATTTAAGGAGTGCTGGATAGTTGCAGATGAAATGCAAAACGCTACACCAGAGCAAATGAAAATGTTACTAACACGTATTGGTACAGGATCTAAAATAGTTGTTACAGGAGACTTAGCACAACATGATAGAGGATACCAAAATAATGGTTTAAAAGATTTTACCGAACGTTTAACCACTAATCACCACACCATCGGGTGTGTACATTTTACAAAACAGGACGTCGAACGACACCCTGCTGTAGTTGATGTTTTAAATATTTACGGCGAGTAACTAAGACTTAATAATAGTATTATAAATTTGCGCCCAATTGTCTACTTGTGTTACACCGTCGTATTCAAAATTGGCATTGTGCTGGTGCCGCACAAGGATTGACTTTAACCCTAAGTCCGCACCGAGTCTTGCGTTTTCTGGCTTATCTTCCAACCACCACATTCCGCTATCTTTGTAAGGAGCAAGTGCTTCATCTTTGTCAGCACCAGTATCCAAACAAGTCACAAAGTCAAATACATCACCGAAATGTTTAATTAAGTTTTCTTTACGTAGTTGTCCAGCATAAGGATCCAAGCTCAAGCTAGTAATAGCACCAAACCGATAACCAGCATCTGCTAGCATTTGGACACCTTCTACTGCATCCCGTAAAGGATTCAAACAACACATCCAAGCACTGTTGTTGTATTCACGTACTAGCTCTTTTACATGCTCTTTACGCTGATTGTAAACAACATGCATATCGTAACTAGCAATAGCATTCCGAACAAAGCCTTTAGACTCCATCCAATCATGAAAGCCAGTTTCCCAATCAAGCATTACGCCGTCAATATCAGTGAGGATTAATTTTGTCATTTTTATCTTTCTTTTCTCAACTTACATATATAATATAAGGCATCTTGGTACAAATGTCAAGAGCTTTTTTCATCTTTTTTGCATTGCTCTCCTATAAGTGTAATAATTGCATCTTCGAGTGTATTCACTTCTTCTTTAAGACATTCGATTTCTTTAACTTGTTTTGTACTAGTGAATGCCCAAACAAGAGCAATAACCCATGCAATAAAACTCCATCCTAAAAATACGTTTAGGATAAAGATAGCCAATGTATTATAGTGTCCACGATTCCATGCAACAAACGCTGGAAGAAAGTAAAGCATTACAAGCATTAAAACTAAAACAAAAATACCAACAATTGTTGCGTACGGAGTTAATGCTAACATTGTCAATTGGTCTAACATATTCTTTCCTTTTCTCTGTCTACACTTATAATATAGTGTAAGATGTCTTGGATGTCAAGAGCCTTCCATCATTTTTTTACACTGTAGAATAATCTTTTTTTCTGTATCAGTATAATGTTCCCACCGTTTACTAAATGGAGTATCCATCTCAGTTAGTTCTTCACCGAGGTAACTCAGCATGTTGGCCAAGGCATAATTATCTCCTGTTTTATAAGTTAGATCCATCATATAACGACCAAGTGCAGGTGCTGTTACCATGTTTGTGCTTCCACTTCTTTAAATTGTAAATCATGACGGCCCATAGTGCCAACTAGTGCATGGTGCTCGCCTTCGTCGATTGCGTAAATCATTGCACTGCGAATTCTATTAGGTTCTTGCAGTGTAATTTTGCTGTATGCTACAGCCATTTCTAAGTTATCAAAACTCTGATACACACGACTGCTTTTGCCTGGTTGAAACATAACAACGTTGTACGCAACAGCGTTCGAACGAATTGTATGTTCCCAAGCATCCATAGGTTTTAGTTCACCACGTTTAGCCATTATACATCCATTTCAAGTTGAGTGTTCATTAGTTCTACAGGCTGTTCAGCAATAACTTTTTCAACAGCTTCGTCCCACGCTTCGTAATACGCTTCGTCGTCTTTAAAAAACTTGTTTACTCCGCTCATATAGCAATCCGAATCAACAAAGTTCCAGTTGATAGAACCATCATAGTCAATGTTCTCTGGGTTAGCTGCTGCTTCACGAACTTGTGCTTCTACTAGTGAGTAAATCATTGTGTACCTCTTTATTGCTTACATATATAATATAAGCATGATGTCTTGGTTTGTCAAGTCTTTTTTTAAAAAAAGATGTCAAATTCCTAAAATTCTTTCAACTTTTTCTTGGAGACCTTTATGAGGATTTTTTTGCAAATGATCCGCAACTTGCTCAAAGTAAAATGCACTATCATCATCACCGTTTGCAGTGAGTTTGTTTGCACTAGTTTGAAAAAAATCAATAAGCTCTTTGATGCCTACACGACCGTCTGTGGGTGCTTTAGTTTTCATCATTGATCAATGTACTCCATTTTTTAAGTTTGTTACGTTTTACATCTGCACGATCGTACAGTTCTTTCCAATCAAATAAATTGTGTTCACTTAATAGTTCTAACATACACAATACATCGCCGGCTTCTTCAACTAATAATTCACGGAACTTATCGCTTTCAATGCCTTCGAGTGAATTATACTTTCGCATAATCTTCATACAGACTTGTGTAAGTTCACCACATTCTTCTGCAGTAATTGCCATTAATTGTTGGATATCATTTATCGGTGAGTTCAGGTGTATGTTGCTGGTCATCATCATCTTCCACAAATTGTTCATCTTCAATCATCTGAAATGCTCGCTCAAACAGCGGATGATTGTAGTTTTGCAAGATTTCTGCAATACTAGTATCAAGTTCACTTATCTTCAATCTTGCCTCCAAGTTTTTTAATAATTTGTTTTTCTCTGCGAAGTTCGTGTAAATCTTCTTCTATTTTACCGTATGTACTACAATTCTTTAATTTATCTTCTACATACCAATATATTGAATATAAATCTTCTTTGCAGCGCCATGTAACATAACCGTCCATACGAGGATCTGATTCAGCCCAAGCGATACGATCTACTTGGGCTTTGATCTCTGCTATGGACCAGTCTTTAATCATACAGGAACGTTATCGAACATGTCTTCTACATCAGCTTCAAACTTTGCTGCTTCATGTTCTTTACGAGCAAGCATACGTATAAGTGAATGACGTGCTGCACGTTTTTCATCTGACGCACCTTCTTCCCATGCAATTAGGACGTCTTTAAGAGTTTCGATATCTTGAAAAAGTTCTGTCATGTTAGCCTCTTGTTGATTGCCATAAATTATGTATAACGCATCTTCCGTCAAGTGTCAACCTTTAAGATATTTTGGACCAGTCCAGTTAATGCTAAAACTTTCAAACACGTTACCACGTGCAACATTTGTTGCAGGAGCATTCCATCCTGCTGCTTTTAAGATGTCGCCTTTTTTAAACTTAGGACCATCTTCTTTAACAACAAATCCCCAAACACAGCCGTTGTTCTCTTTGGTAATCTTAATATACTTTTTACCTTCTGAATAGCCAATGCCTGATTCAAATGCATCTACCATATTTTGTTGTACCGTTGTGTACTCATCATCTCGTAACATCCAATCACGATAGTCAGTTTTGATTGCTTCGATAAGAACTTCAACGCCAGTTTTAATATCAGTGATTTGCATAGTAACCTCTTTTCTCTGTCTACACTTATAATATAAGTATGATGTCTTGGTTTGTCAACACCTAAATCAATCTTTTTTTAGATTTTCTTTGATATCTTCGAGGGCGCCTTCGACACGACTGGGATAGTCGCCAAGATAGGTTCCGGCTTGTAAGTCATCAACATTAATAAGGTGCTTGTGAAAATGATCAATGTCATCCCATCTCTCCAACATAGTTTTACTCATAGCGTCGAAGAACGCATCACTGAGTATAGGTTCATCTTTTTTGTAGTACGCATATGCTGCTATTAAGTACCATGGTACCATCATGTTTATGTTTTCAGCAAACAATTCTGCTGCGTGGTCATCTAACATTTGATGCCCATTTTACGTAACATATCCTGTGCCATGCTTACATCAGACTCGGCAGGTTGTTCTAGTAATTGGTCGATAACCATTTCTTGCAGTGTAACAGCCATTTTAAAATCTTCTTCGCTGAGAGATTTCATCCATTCTAGTACTTCATCAGTTGTATCAAATGACCACAACTTATCTAACATTTCTACTTGCTTAGTAGTCAATCCTTCAATACGTATCATACTAGAGTCCTATTCAAATAAGTTTGGAGCAGAGTTTTCTTGAACAAATAAATCAGGAAACTGGTTTTTTGGAATATCTTCATCTGCTGCAGATGTTTTTGTTCCGTCCAAATAAAAGTTAATAGCCTGAATATTTAAATTAAAGTTATCGACTGCAACTTCTGCAATAGAATATACAGTATCGACTATTTCATTGTCAGCTACATTAAACAATTCTTTTTGACCTTGACTGCCTGGTACATGTTTATCTGCTAGTACTTTATGTGCTATTTCTTCAATTTCGTGAGTTTCTTTGTTAGTAGAAACAATAATTTCTGCATAGATTCTAAAATCGACGCCTGGTTGGTTACGACCACGCATTAATGCAGTTTTGAATTTACCTCTTCCGACTTTAAGTAATCCACGTGCAGTGATTCCTGTTTCGAAATCATCGACGTGTACCCTACCGAAGTATAAAAGAAATTCTTCGTTTCCTTTTGCTTCCATATTAGACGCAGTATAGCCTTCGCTTATACGCTGTTGTCTTGCTTGTTGGTAACCTAAACCTTGCATTATTATGATCCCATTACTAGTTCAAAACCATTTTCGAGAGTAGCATCGAAGTCTTCGATGTAAGTATGCCAGTCGCCTTGTTGCTTTGCTTGTTGAAAGCAAGACTCTGCAGCACGCCAAAAGTCACGCACTGTGCCACCGGCAGTGAAAGCACTAACTTCTACCCAAGCAGTGTCATTTTGAATTTCTTCCATTGTAGCATCGCCACGAATGAAACGATAAAACACACGATGACTTTTTTCTTGGAAGATTGTTTGGTCAATGTTATCGGCTTCCCAAATGCTCCAAGTAGTTTCAAAGCCTTGATCTGCTTGTTGTGCATCCCAATATTCAATTGTTTGCATTGTGTTATCAACTGCTACTGTCATTTGGTATCTCCGTTTAACTAACTTACATATATAATATAAGACATCTTGGTACGAATGTCAATAGAAAACGCAAAAAAAGAATCCTGCGTTTTCAATAGTTTATAATTTATTTTGCAGCATGATATGTATTGTAAACATACTGCCACATTTGGCTAATGTTCTCTACCTGGCTATCTAATTTTAAAACAGCACGTGCAACAATGTTTGATTCTGCATCAATATGTTTTGCTGAATAAAAACAATCTTGCAACATGTTTAGTGCATGTGTTTTAACTTGAGCATAACGCAAGTTTTCGAGTTTTGTTGCTTTCCATTTTTTTCCTGCATACTTACCGGTTTGGATACGACAAGTATTAGAACGTGAACAGCAAGTATAACCTTGATCTTCTAATAGGTCTTTATAGATTTTGTAGTTTTCTTCTAATTCTTTTTTGGATACGTGATCCAATTCTACGTAATCTACTACCCAGTCATTGATGTTAGTGTTAGCTAACACACGGTAAAAAGAAGTAGTTGCACCCGATTGTGCAGAATCTTTTCCGCTAAGTGCATATGCTGCTTTGGAAAAGGCATTAGCAATGTTTACATTTTTCTTAAACTGTTCTTGTTTTGTAGCCCAAATGTGATATAATTTTTGTTGGTCATTAACAAAAACACAAAGTGTATGTGGAAGTTTGACGGTCATATTATTACCTCATTTCTAACGCTTACATATATAATATAAGCATGACATCTCGGTATGTCAATAGAAAACGCAAAAAAAGAATCCTGCGTTTTCAATGAGTTTTAATTTTATTTGCGATTTCCTAGATAATCTTTTTCTTTGTAACTCTTAATCATATGACAACGACAACACAGTGTGTTAATATTGTCTTCTGTATCGCTACCACCATGACTTTTTAGTTTAATATGGTCACCGTGCATAACACCTCGAGCCACTCTTACTTGATGATAAGGATCTTCGATTGATATAATCTCAGGATCTTCACGTGGATCATACCCACATGTGTTACATTCCCAACCTCTATAAAATGTATGTGGACGTTCGGGCTTGCCCATTCCACCATACTCTACACATTCGAGTTGATGTTCTTCACACAGTATGTTACCACCAGGTCCATCGAATATACTCAAATCATTATCACAGTCTTCAAGCATACACTTAGCACCTCGGTTGTACTGCTCACGCAGTACTCCCGGGCTTTTCATCTTACGATTATCTTTATCTAACAACTTAGCCATTAGTCCCACAAGTCCTCTTTAGAAACTGTGAAGCCGTTGTTTGGCGTGTAATTAGGAGTTTTAAGATTTGTACTTTTCTTCAACTGTGCAATTAAGAACGGAAGTCCTGTACGCATCTCTGTAGTAAACCCTCGTACACCCCAATCGTTGTAGCTGTCTGGGTTAGCTTTCGCATACCAGCTTTCGTATGCCATTTTAACTTTATCCCAAAACATTCCGTTAGGAGAAAAGTCTGCTTCAAAGAAGTCTTTAGTAAACTCTACAAACTCTTTTACATACTCATCATCTACTGTAATGCCTTGTTCGTAACACAGGTTAAAGTATTCAAACAACTGTCTAGCTTCTTTAGCATCAACTGGGCGTTTTGCATTTAAGCGAGTCCAGTAGTCTGCAAACATACGAGTTACTTCTGGATTTTTACGTGTTTTCAGGCTCTTGCTCATTGTAGTATCTGCAAGCAATGTAAATGCACCTGCTTCGTCGTCATCACCAAACTTGCTGTTAGTAGCAAACAAGTCTGCATCACGGAAGTAGTCATTTTTCTTTGCAGTGTCTACCCATTCTTGGTCTGTTGCACCATCAACTTTAACACCATAAACCATTTGCTTATATGTGTCGATAAAGTCTAGTGGTTGTTTTGCATCGCCATTCAATAAAATAAAGTTACGACGAATTTCAAGTTTTTGACTTGTGCAATATACAACAATTGGGATCTCACATGCCTTTAGGCGATCACCAAATACTTTAGTAGCCAAGATATACAAAGCAAGAGCCGTATGCTGGCCATCCCAAGCCACATAATTTCCATCCTCGTTTACGTAAACTTGGATAGCCATAACCATTGTTTCACGGAAGTTTTGTAAAATTTCTAGTACGTGGCGCATATTAGGTTGTCGTTGCATACTAGCATCAATGAGAATTTTATCTAGTGGAGTTACCTGTGCTTTGCACAGTTGTAAGTCACTAAACTTTTTCCATTGTTTATTTTTGCGTTTAAATTCGGACACCATTTGATCTAGCTGTGCAGCGAAAAATGGTGCTTTCTCTAGTGCTTCGTTTAATCGTTCTTGTAGTGTGACAAAGTTAGATGCACTAGTTTCGTACTCTTTGTTCACACGGGTTGCGTATGATAGTTCCATTTACTTTTCCTTTAGTTGCGGCCTCCGGCCTATGCGGACCTACTCGTCCTAGTTTTCGTAAACGTTATTGCTTACATTATTTAATATAGTTTCTAATTGTTAATATGTCAAGACATTTGCAAACTTTTTTGCACCTTTTGACACATTTTTTTTCCATGCTTCTGCTGGGTCTTCATCGGAATCAGTGTCACTAATATATTTGTAACAGTAAAACGAATGGATACCAAACTGTCTTACTACGCTAGCAATTGCATATGCTTCCATGTCCACAATGTGATAAGGATCTTCTGGACGAGCAAAACTATCACCGGTGCCACATACAATTTCTGTGTCTCTGTTGCTGGTATAAATGTAAGGCACTTGACGTTCTTGTGTCACAAACTTGGGAAAGCCAAGTGGAGTTAAATCCATGTCACGTTCTACTAGTGCACTAACACCTAATAGTTCTCCAGCAACACTGTCATCTCCACCTCCAGCTGTTCCATAATTGTAAACTAATTCAGTATGTGGGTTTGCGGTAAGATATCTTGCCACTTTGCTTGCTGCATTTATTTTACCAATGCCAGTATACACAACATTCATACCTTTTGGTGCCATTGACATTGGAAATTCATCTTCTAGTGCAACAAAAATTACTGTACTCATAGCATTTGTAACTCGATTAGCGTAGCACTTAAATTAATTTCAACATCAGCAACACTTACATGTTTAACTAATCCGTTACGAATAATAATAACTGCTTCGTCTTGTTTGTCTGCTGTATCTCCAAATAATTCAATATTATCATACAACCAACGATAGATTTCTTCGTACTCACCAGGAGGCGCATTTACTGTAATAAGTTTACGAGCTTCTTTGATATTACCACTTTTAAATAGTTCGACCATTTTAATACGCCAAGAAGTATCAGTCTGATCTGCTTCAAATTTTACTAATTCATTGTTTACTGTTGCAGCTTGTAAGTTATTAATAGTCTTGCGCATATCTGGATATGTTGCTTTTACATATGTATCAAGTAAGTCTAAATCAAATTTTACACCTTCTGTAATTAAAATTTCAGCACATCGAGCAGTAAATTCAACAGGATCTTGTTGTTGTATTTGTATAATCTGAGTTCTACTTTGTAGTGCAGGAATAATTTTATTTGGATAGTTACAAGTTAAAATAAAACGCACACTGGAATGGTATTGTTCCATAACTCCACGTAGTGCTGCTTGTGCATCCGGAGACAAATAATCCGCCTCGTCGAGTAAAATGATTTTAAACTCTCCCCACGGCATTGTTTCACTAAAATTAGTAATTTTATTACGTACCCAATGAATACCGTTATCACGACTTGCGTTAATAAACAATACGTCAGCATCCTGTACATCTAGTTCGTTAATCAAAATCCTTGCTAGTGTAGTTTTACCTGTGCCTGCACTACCTGCAAATAGCAAATGCGGAATACTTTTATCAGCAATCCAGTTTTCAACTTGTCGTCTGTGCGACTGGTTTTTAAATACGTATCCGTCTACTTTTTTAGGACGATACTTTTCTACCCAGATGTCTTTCATTTATATATGCCTTCAATTGTATAATGTTTACTATTATATACTGCCCAAAAGAAACAGTCAAGACGTTTATAGCCTTGACTGCGTAGTTTTTTATACCATGCTACGTAATTTTCTAGTCTAGATAATATCCGCTGTATCACCTTGATATACACCCATGATTTCTTTTGCTTCAATTCCGTAAAGTTTTTTACCTTCTGGGTGATCAATGTCAAATCCACGTGTCCAGCGTCCGTGTGGTACAGCAACAATGTCACCTTTTTTAACATCACTTGCTACTTCTGAACGTTCGCCTACATCATGGATTTCAAAGAAACGTGTTTTAATTCCACGTTCGTTTGCATCGTCGTCTAAAATAATAAGTCCGCTTTTAGTTGTAGTTTCACCTGGCGGATTAACAAAAAATCCTAGTACGCTAGTTGCTGTTGCTCTAACTTGTCTCATTTATTCCTCATTATTGCTAAGTTCGATAGTTTCCATACTACCATCATCATATTCAATCTCCATATACTGAGATCCATCTTCTCTAGTTTTTGTAATTTTACTAATTGCTTCTGGCTCTGCAGGAGGATCAAATTCTTCCATAATAGCCTGTTCTTCTTGTGGCTCTAATTTAGTTTGTGTAATTGGTTTTGGATCACTGATAGCAGTTTGCTGCGGAGGCGTTTTTGTATTTTGTGACATACGTGCAATGTCTTCTGCACTATACTTTACACTGCCGTCTGGATTTAGTCTGTCTCCACGTGCATTCATTAGCACATTACCAACAGCTCTTACTTTTTCATTTCTAGCACTAAGTGCAGCCATGTCTATCATTTGACCACGAGCTGTTTTAATACGTCTGCTCATCTAAAGAATTCCTTATAATCTAAATCATATTTAATACTATTAATTTTGTGTACACCTATCAAATATAATATATAACTTGCAACAGAACTTCCTCGTCCAACACCCCATACAATTCCATCTTGACGTAGTGTGTGTACAAGATAGTTTAAAAATTTAAGTACAGGAACCATGTCACGTTCTTTGTAAAGTTGTAACTCCTGTTCTACTCTTTGTTTTTCCTCGGGTGTAGTTGCCAAACTTAATACGTGTGTTTCAATATCAAATTGTTGGAACTCGTCTGGCATAAACCAATTTTGCTCTATTGCTTTATTATACTTATCTGTTTCGTCATCTGGTGTTTCAACATCAATAGTATCATTGAATAAAAATAAACTGCACAGATGATTATATTTGTCTATTGTTACTGTATCTTTCATTGTCACCGTATGTGGATTTATATCTGATAGCATCATTTCTACCAAATCATTTTCTGTAACGATTATTTCATTACTGTTATTCAATTATTAACTGCCTATATCTAAAGACACACCATCGCCGTCGTCTTTGTCTTCTTCTATTGCTTGCTTTCTAGCTTCTTCTAATTTTTCTATTTCTGATTTAGTACGTATTTCGGTATTTAAAAAGTCAATCATAGTTTGTATTTGTTCTATAATTTGAGGACTCATTCCAGCACTAGTTGCTTGTCCTAGTTTTTGTTTAAACTCTAATTGCTTGTGCAGCATTTGTTCAACTGTTAAATTTTCAAGACTTGGAAACATACTATTCCTTTCTTATATCATTGTTATAACGTCTAACTTCTTCGAGTATAGACAAATCTGTATTATACTTATCTGCGGTTTCGATAATTGCACTTATGTCTTTAGGAAAACAATGGCCACCATATCCACGTTCTTTTGAAACTCGAATGTGACTGTACCCAATGCGTTCATCTGCTCCAACTACATCTGCTACTGCAGTAAAGTCAACTTCTGCTGACTCGCATAAGTCATATACTTGATTAAAAAATGCAACTTTAGAAGCAAGAAAACTATTACGAAAATACTTAGCAAGTATTAATACTTCAGGATCTTGTATTTGTGTAGTAAATGTACTGTCATTAAATGCAAGACGGAACACAGTATGCCAAAACAATTCTTCTTTGCCACCTACATAAATTACTCTACTGTTTTTAAAATCTTCTATGGCTGTTGCAGCACGTAAAAATTCAGGACTAAATGCTAGTTTGTGATTAGGAAACATAAAATTAAGTCTGCGCCATCCGTCTAAACTAATTGTACTTTTAATAAGAATAGGAACTTCTTCGTCTAAGTAACTAACAGTGTCGATAACATTTTCTATGTTACAACTACCATCTTCTGCTGGAGGTGTACTTACACATATAATAGCACAGTCTGGCTTTTTCCAAAAATCATTATATCCTAGCGCAGGATCGTATATGTGTGTATGGTGTTTTTCTTTAAGAACTGCTTCATGTGCACGACCTACAAAACCAAAACCTGCAATTAAAATATCCATACTTACTCCTATGTTTCTACTAATATACACAGTTTTTATTTAAATGTCAATAAATAATTTTGAGGAGAATGACAATGATTTCAGACATGAATTTTAGACAACGGAGTCTTCTGTTTGCTAAACTTGCGAGTATAGCATACAGTGACGATACTAAACAAGTCAAAAAAGATGCAAAAGCATTAGGCTTTACAGAAATAGAATTTTATAATAACGGCGGAGCACAAGCATATCGTTTCCAAAACAAAACAGATATTGTAATTGCTTGTCGTGGAACACAACCCAGCGAGTTTAATGACATTAAAGCAGACTTAAAAGCTGCACCAGTTATGGCAGAAACAGTAGGTCGTGTTCACAGAGGTTTCAAAACAGAAGTAGACGAACTTTGGCCAATGGTACTAGAAGATTTACGTGAGTGTGGTAAAACACGCAAAGCATGGTTCTGCGGACATTCACTAGGTGCTGCTATGACAACTATTATGGCTAGCCGTTGTGAAGACGATCCTGCAATGCCAAACATTGAAGAAGTGTATACATATGGTTCACCACGAGTAGGTTGGCGTAAGTTTGTAAACAGTTTAAATTGCAAACATCATCGCTGGGTAAACAACAACGATATTGTTACACGTGTACCTTTTGCTATCATGGGTTATAAACATGATGGTTGTGAACATTATATGAATGCATATGGTAATGTACGTAAACTAACAACAATACAACGTATTAAGGATCGTTGGCGTGGCATGTGGATGGGTTTAAAGAAAGGCAGCATCGACAACTTTAGTGACCATAGTATGGTAAACTATATTGCTAACTTAGAACGCTATGTTGACGAAATGGAAGTAGTGCAGCCGGTGTGAAATACTTTTTAGTGGTAATGTTTCTAATGCAAGACGGAACATGGAAGCCTGGAGACATTATCGCACCAGATGGATGGAGTAGTACACAACATTCAACACTAAAAAAATGTGAATATCGACGAGATAGTTTAAACAATTACTTAATATCAATCGAATTAAATGAAAGGGTCGTAGCCAGATGTGTAAACTACGACCCTAGCATACCTTCTACAGGTATTTAAAGTCCGTTTGGAAGAATAATATAATGTATAGCAAGTACTAGTGCAACACTAGCACCTAGTCCTACCATCATCTTACCAAAGTCCTTTGCTACTAGTGGGAACACACTCTTTGTTTTCTTCTTGCCAAAGTATGTTGCCATTGCTAGTTCTCGTCCTGCAAGTAAACCTACAAACACCCAAGTTGTTGACATTGGGATGTCGTTCAGTTCTTTAAAGAAGTACAAGCACAACCAATAGAACAAGTCAATCAGTGTTGCACTGCGCACATATCTAGTGTTGTGTTTTTCCAATACAATCTGTTGTATCTTGCCGCCACGCTCTCTAAACATAAAGAACAAGCCAGCAACAAATACTATGCTGACAAACACCATTAGGTCTAGTGGCACTTGTCTTGGAAGGAATACTGCGATGTTTGCTACATCATGTGACAACCAAGTGAACCAAAGTCCTCCTGTTGCAACCCATTGTGCTACCCGCCAAAACTTTTTGTTGCCTTCGCTTACCGGCTGAGTTTCATCATACCATTTACCAAAGAACTTGTGTATTGCAAACCATACTGCATATGCAAATGCGGCTGCAACACCATAACCCATAATGCTTTTCATCAGCATCTTTTCTAGTACAAAGGTACTAGCAAACACTGACAGCACTAGGAAACTTGTGCTAACTGGCACACCTATTCGTGTCAGTGCAACAAGAATGGCCGGTGCGGCTGCGTGATACCATTGCACTTCTTGGAATGGTATTTTATTTAAGCGACCATAACTGATGTCGCCTCCGTTCATATACCACCCATACCAGAGTGTATATAATAAAACAGCCGAAGCGGCTGCCCATAATACTTTATAGTTAAATCGCTCATTGTTTGATGCCATCCAAGTACCGAGCGTTTGTACTGAATCGTTTGCTATAACTGCATAGGCAGCAAGCAAGAAGCCAACAAGGCTCCATAGAGTGAGTAGTTCCATATTTTCTCCTTTGTTTGACGGCTTTACCCCGTCGCTCACAATAGTAGTATTACTACACGACTACTTAGCAATAGTCAAGTATAGGTTTTGTAACAGTTTTGTAAAAAGATTCCGCAAGATATCCTGGCAAAAATTGCAATAAAAACCGATAAATATGTTATATAAGGAGTATTTTTAAAATGCCTAGCCCTAAGGTGCATCCTAATCTCCAGGCCGGTGGAGATTTAGGTGAAACACTTTACAAAGTTGGTTCCGCACGCCGTCCTACAGCAGAACCAGACAACTTCGTTGGCGAAGTTGGCGACTTATTTTACAGTATGCGAGATACAAAACTGCGTATCTCAGATGGATACACTGTGGGCGGTTGGTATATTATTCCCGACTTCGAAGCCGTAGATACTGATATTATTCCAGGTGATGGAGTGACAATTAATATCGGTGGTCCTACTAACTACTTTGGCGACTTGTATGTTGACAATATTTTTGCAGGTGATTTAGTATTAGGTGGCGACTTAATTGTACAAGGTGATCAGGTTGTAAACAACTATGTTACTAATCAATTGTTTACAATTAACGAAGGATCAACTGGCGGTGGCGACGGTGCTGGTATTGAAATTTACTTAACAGAAAATAACTATGCTACAATTACATACGATTTAAGTTCAGATACTTTTGTATTCAACAAAAACATCACAGTCAATACAGTATACGGAGATCAAGTCGGCGATATCTATGCAGATGATGGTACAAGTCAAGTACTTGAAAACGGAACAGATGGAACAGACGCTTGGTTTAAAGGTTATGTTTATGGACAAGTAAGTGACATTAGTAATCACAGACTAGGTGAATTATTAGATGTAAATGTTCCTGATGTACAAGACGGGCAAGCATTAGTTTATGATGAAGATCTAGACAGATGGGTACCAGGCAATCCTACAGCAGAAGTAGATTATAATCAGCCTGGTAATTATGCATTTAAAACAATTTTAGTAGACGGACAAAATAATGTCGTAGCAGATAGTAATGTTGATCAGCTTAGACTTATTGCTGGTAACAATATCACTATTACAACTGATGCTGCAACAGATGCAATTACTATTAGTAGCACAGGTGGCGGTGGCTCAGCTGATTATGTAAATGATTTGCTAGACACAGATACAACTGGCATTCAAGACGGACAAGTGCTTGCCTATGATGCTGCAAACGAAGAATACGTTCCTGCTACTGTACTTACTACCGATAACTTTGATACACTGTTTGGTGCAAAAAGCATAGACGATTTAAGTGATGTTGATATTAGTACTGATCCAATTGAAGATGGAGAATTCTTAGCGTGGGATTCTGCTAGTGGACAGTTTGTTCCATCACAAGGTAATGTTACACTAATTTATAGAAACTTAATTGGTATTACTAAAATTGGTGAATTAGAAGATGTTGATGATACAGGTGTTGCTAACGGACAAATGCTTGTATGGGATAGTGCATTAGAAACTTATATACCTAGTACACCATTTACAACATCTGACTTTAATTCTTTATTTGGTGCTAAAAGTATTGACGATTTGGTAGATGCTGATATTACTACTAATCCAATTCAAGACGGAGAAGTGTTAACCTGGGATGCAGCAAATGGAGAATTTGTACCCGGACAAGGGTTTAACCAAACTAATTATAATTTATATTTTGAAACAAGTAGTATTGGCGATTTAGTTGACATCGACATTAACAACATTATCGAAGGGCAAACAATCGTTTGGGACAGTGTTACAAATCAGTTTATCACAGTGAACAATATTGACAGACTGTTAGACTTATTAGATGTTAATGCAGATAATATCTCAGACGGGCAAGTAATTGTATGGGATAATGCTAATAGTGAATTTGTTCCTGCTAATGTTGCTAGTCTTATTTCACAATCAGAATTTAATACACTATTAGGTGCAAGCACACTAAGTGGATTAGATGATGTTGATACAACAACAACCACACCAAGTGACGGACAAATACTTGTATGGAATGGTACTAATCAATCTTGGGAGCCGGGCGATTTATCAAGTGGCGGTGGTGGGTCAACTACGCTTGCTGGCTTGGTTGATACTGATACTACTGGATTACAAGATGGCGATGCATTAGTTTATGACAGTTCGACAGGAGATTGGAAACCTGTTCCAATTGTAACTAACGGAATTAAATATACATATGATCCGAATACAGGAAAGTATGTAGGCGATACGTTAATATTTGAAGGTAATGATATTCCTATTAGAAGTATTGAATATGACAACGAAGAAATTATTGTTAATCCGGCATCATTTACGCCTATTGTTAGTTCAAGTGGACAAAGTTTATTATGGGATCAAGCAGCATCACAATTTACAGTAAGTGTTGATAACCCTGCAGATTTCCCTTCAAGTTATATTGCTTCTGTAGACAGCATTTCAAATGCAACAGGTGTATACACTACACTAGCAGACTATACAACAACAGGTCCGAGTACAACACCAGCAGGTGGAGTAGATTGGACACAAACATTTGAAACAAATTCAACAGCAACAATTTTATCAAACGGAACAGGTACAACAGGCGGTTCAGCAAGTGCTACAGTGACATTTGCAGATGATACAAGTGCTGCCTGGAGTGAAACACAACCGATTTATTTTAATTGGGGTAATGTCGGTGCAAGTATTACTGCTACTATTCCAAATGGACAAACATTCTTAGGAAGTTATAGTACAGTTAATTATACAGTCAACGTAACTGGATTAAGTGATCCAAACAATGCAACCACAACACTTACACCAACAAACGGCACACTTTCAAATGCAAGTGGATCTGGTGTATTTACTCCGAGCAGTGCACTAATTGCTGGTACAGTTAATGGCGGTTCAATTGATTTAAGTACAACATTTACAAGACCTGTAGATGTAACAGGAACAAGTTATACAGTTACAGTTACAGATACAGTAACTATACCTGCTGGCAATTTCTCTTATCCTAGTTTTTACTTATGGACAACAAGTAAGTATGTTGTACCTGTAGCAAGTGATATTGTAGATGGTACAGGATTTAAAACAGGTGTTACTGAATTAGGTGACGAAGCATATACAATCGACACATATATCAATAATAGTGCAAGTGTTGCAAGAGCGTTTTGGTTAGGTATTAGATCAAGTGCTACACAGCCAACTACATTTAAAACAGGCTATGATCCAACACTATTAAGTGATGTTGATGTTGAAACAGGAAATACAGTAGATTTAGAACCTACAAATCCACCGACAGGATATGTAGCAGAAGAATATACATTATATGGTATTACACTACAACCTGGTAATACTTATGTGAGGATTAATTAATGGCAGTTAACTATGATGGTTTAACCAGAAACAGATGGCCCGGTACGTGGTCTCCTGGCGGAGATCATCCAATTGTACTAAACTCTGAAATGCGTGGAGGTATACATTTTGTCGAAGGAGGTACCGTCGAAGAGTTAACAGACATTAAAGGACAGCGATTAATCGAAGGTATGATTGCTTATGTCAAAACTTCTTACACAGGTGTCGATGGCGATACATTTTACATTTACAAATCACAATCTGGCGAATCGAGAGATCAAGCAACAGGTGCACTTCCTAACAATGCAGCTAATTGGACAAAGTTATCATATGAATTTGATGAGTATGAACAATTAACAGTTGACAACTTATACTTAGATGGTAATACTATATCAACTACAAATACAGATGGAGATTTAATATTATCTCCAAATGGCGATGGTACAATTATTGTTCCTACTGGATATATGAATCGTACTGGTATTACAGGCGATAGTCTTGTTACGAAAGAATATGTAGATAATTTAACATATGTAGGTGATGCTACTGCTATTTCTACACCTGTTGGTATTACAAATACTGATAAAGGTATTGCAGCATTTGACAGTGATCAATTCGCAGTAACAGATGGCTGGGCTACAATCACTGAATTAGACGGTGGATCATACTAATAAACGCAACATATAGTTAAAAAAGCATTGTATAAACAAAAAGTCCTACTGCATTTAGTAGGACTTTTTTTATAACCATATTGTATACTAATATTACTTGTCTATTAGTATCCAACCACGTGTTGAATTATAATATACTAATCCAAAACCTGCGCCGTTTGCATCAACAATTAAGTCACTGCTTGAACCGTTGATATTATCGCTTGATGTAATTGTAATGTTGTTAGTTGCAGCATTACCACTTCCGTCAATAATTCTAACTTCGTCGCCTAAACTTGGACTACTTGGCATTGTTACTGTAACAGTTTGCGATGACGTATCGATAATCATTCTATCACCAACTGTTGCTGTTATTGTGCTACTTGTAACTTCTGCCCAAACAGGCTGTGCAGTAATACCTGCATTTGCTAGATAGTTGCCAACTCTTGTATCTGTGTAATATAAGTTACTTGTACCTTCTGCTAGTGCATCTGTATCGTGATTGCTAATATCACTTACAGTACCTGTGACATCACCTGTAACATCGCCTACAAGTGTTGCTTCTAAGTCTTTGTTTAGTACCCAGCGGTCATTTGCACTATCATATAAGATTGTAGCAAGTCCATCTGTACCGAGGTCAAGTGTAATACCTCCGCCATTTGAACTTGCTGCATTTGTACTACCATCACCTAAAACTAAGTTTAGGTCGTCTACACTTAATGTAGTACTGTTAATGGTTGTTGTAACACCATCAACTTGTAAGTTACCAGCAATAATAACTGTACCAGTGTTATCTCCGTGTCCTAGCGGATCAAGTGTAAATGCAGCAGGACCTTTTAGTGTACCTGTCATTTGAATGTCTGATACGTTACCACTTGCTAAGTGTGTACTTACTCTGGCGTTTGTGTAGTAAAGATTTGTAGAGCCTTCTGTTAAATCATCTGTTGTTTTAGCACTAAAGTTTGAGTTAACACGTGCCTCTGTATAATATAAATTATTTGTGCCTTCTGTTAAATCATCTGTTGTTTTAATTGCCAAACGTGAATCAAAGTCTGTGTTGTGTCTTGATGTTGTATAATAAAGGTTTGTTGAGCCTTCTGTTAAATCGTCTGTTGTTTTTTGATTAAATGCACTATCAAAATCACTTTGGCTAAATGGTGCATCAGGAATCCAAACACCGTTGTTTGCATCCCATACAAGTGCATCGCCGCCACTTGGTGTATTACTTGCTGTATCAACATCTTGTAGTGCATTGATACTTGTGTTATTAATTCTTGTTGTTACACGTGCATCTGTATAATAAAGATTTGTTGTGCCTTCGCTTACTGCATTTGTTGTGAAACTGCCACTACCGCCTAAACTAATTGTTGTGCCATTTACTGTAAGTGAACTATTTGTTAAACTACTATTAGGAATGTTTGCCAGTGAAATAATACCAGTTGCACTATCATAGTATGCACCAGTTGAATTGTTTGCACTAATAAGTGTTCTAACACTTGCGTCACTTGGACCTGTATATGTTAATACACCAGTTGCACTATCGTATGTTAACGATCCGCCGCCGCCTGTGTCAGTAACGCTAATTGATCCTCGTGCTCTTGCTTGTGTAAAGTATAAGTTAGTTGAACCTTCTGGAAGTGTATCTGTATCAACTTGTGTTAAATCTAAGTTAGCACCTGTTTGTAAGTTAACTCTTGCATCTGCACGTGCATCTGTATAATAAAGATTAGTTGTACCTTCTGCTAAGTCATCTGTTGTAAAGTTACTGATGTCACTAACTTGTCCAGTAACATTACCAGTAAATGTACCGTCAAATTCGTCTGCTTTAATAGTTGCAGCATCCCATGTGCTTGTACCTGCATTATAAACTTGTGCAGTCCAAACATCATCTACTTCATCCCATACAAAGCGAACGTTGTCACTTGTTCCACGTTCAATTTCAATACCGCCGTTTTGGCTTGGTGCACCAGTTTCATCACTATTAAGTAGGATAATACTATCACCAATATCAACTTGGTTTGAATTAACTGTAGTTGTTGTACCGTTAACTGTTAAGTTACCCTGAACAATAATATCTGCTGCAGTAGTTACACTATTAAAGTCGACGTCTGCTGTAGTTCCAACATCTTGTCCAATAGCAATAACACCTGTTCCACTGTCATATGTTACACCAGTGCCGCCGCTTAGTGCTGCTCTTGCTCTAGCATCTGTATAATAAAGATTAGTTGAACCTTCTGCTAAGTCATCAGTTGTACTACCTGCAAGTCCTGCTGTACTAATAACACCTGTTGCTGGATCATAACTTAAATCACCGCTAACACTAATACTGTTTCTTGCTCTTGCTTGTGTAAAGTAAAGATTTGGATCAGTTGTTGTACTTGTGGTTGTACTTGCTGTTAAGCCTAAATCTGTGTTTGCTGTACCTGCACCAATAACTAAATCTAATGCAGTACCATTGGGTGGTGAATATGTAATTACAAGCTGATCAGTGCCGTCCTTATCTGCAACGATACCTGCAATACTTGCACCATTAATACTTGCAACTGCATCGTCGATGTCACTTGTAAGTCCACCTTCTTGGTCAACAATATCAACTGTTGTTCCATTGATAATAACTTGTGTATAAGTTGTGTTTGCAACTGTTGGCGCTGTTGCACCTGCTGTAAATCCAAAGTCAGTAGCAGTTTGGTTCGCACCAATTGTTAAATCATCATTTGCGTTTTGCGGTGCATATGTAAGTTCAATTTCATTTGTAATTGTTGAAGCTGCTAGTAAGTTTGGAATTGCTGCCGCTGTAATTTCATTAATAATATCAGCAAGCGGCAAGTTAGTAGTACTAAAGTTAATTGATGTACCATTAATAATTAATGGATCAGCTGTTGTATTAGTTGGGTTCTGTACTGTACCAGTTACTACTGTTTGATTATATGTTTGTGCAGCAATTGTACTTGGTGCTTGCACTGTACCAGTAACAACAACATCTGAATATTCAGTTACGCCCTCGTCTAAATCATTTGTATCTTTTGTTGCTAGTCTGGTATCAAATAAACTATCAAAATCACTTGTTTGTACTGCACTACCTGCTGTACCACTGACTGCATCAATATTTGTTTGTAGTGTAGTATCGGCGTCGATTCTATTATTTTTTTCTTCTAGGAATAAATCAGTTGCTTCAGCAATTGCAAAGTTTAAACTACTTAAAGAAGAACTAACAGCAAAATCTTCTGTTGCATATTCTAAGTCATCTAAGTAACTTTCAATTTTAATGTCTGAGTAATATGTATTTGTATCTAGCGGATCGTAGCCAGGATCATTTACTTCAATGTAAGTTTCAGCGTCAAGTGATTCACTTGTTACAGTGGTTAAAAATGTTGTATCAGTTGCAGCGTCTACAATAATAATTGTAACAGTATAAGTGCCGCTATCAGTATTTGGTGCACTTGCAAATGTTACGTTATTGTTTGTACTGTTTGAAACCACGCCAGAGGTTTGCAAAACTTCATTTACGTATACTTTTACTGTCGAGTTCGTGTCTATTGCTAGCACGTTGCCCGCAGCGTCAGCACCACTAAAAGTGATTTGGTTTAGTGCTGCAGTATATTCGTAAACACGCTTTTGTGTACTTAACAACGAATAATCTAAATCTAAGGACATAATTTAAATCTTTCTATCTTATTAATTATATTTATCCAAATCAAACTTTTAGAGTTAGACTGGTACACTCGGCGTTATAGTATTTATTTTATCCATCTAGTGATGCTGTCGGTGGTGTGAAGTTAGCGGTGTATCTAGCAAGACCTTTTGTAATTCTGAAATCTTCTACATGCCCGACTATACCTGAATTACTATAAGTTGCAGACAATATATAACCTGTTGTTGCAGTTATATCTTCAGGCGTTGCTCTTGTACCTTCCAACTGGCCGTCTAACCAAATTTTACAAACACCACTTTCTCTTGTTACTGCTATATGATACCACTGATTAGATGCAATCGTTGTGGTGTTATCTACATAGGTATTGCTACTGCCAAATCTAATTACAGGATTGGGATTATGTAAATTTAAAATAAGTCCTGAACTTTGTGTGTGATCACCCAGTTGAAAGAAGCAACCGTCCCAAGAACCGTTGGTCATCCATCTTAACCACCCTTCAATTGTAAAATCGTCAGTGCCTAATCCTTCTGGTAAAGTAAATGATATTCCACCGTTTGGATTAGTATTTGTATTATAAAATGAAGTTCCGGCGTATTTAGGACCAACGCCTCCATAAGAACCGTCATCTGCATAACCATTATTAATAACAAAAGTAGATGACTGCGATTTATCTATTATAGGTGCGCCAATGCCTTTTACATGTAGTGTAGCATTAGTCGAACTCAATGGTTCTGACGGTGGCGTAAATTCAGAAGTATATACTGCTGAATCTGTAACTCTAAAATCTGAAATAAGTCCATTCCATGTATAAATTCCATTGGTGTATGCGCCGCCAATAACAATATAAGACGAATCATTATCATATGTATCAGATTGACTATGTATTTGCTTTCCGTTAATATAAATGTAAGATGTTCCAGAATTTCTAACATATGCTGTATGATACCATGTATCAGGACTTGCAGCGAAACCACCTGTATTTACTGTAGCATATCCACCGCCATATATTGCCCACTGTTCAGGTGTATTTTGGTTATTCCACCAAAGTGCTATTGTTTGCGCTATACTTGTAGAAAATCCGCCAGAAGTTGGAGAAATTTGCCAAATACCTTCGTAGTCTGTTGTGCCAGCAATAATAGAAGAATCTAATGTTACCCAACATTCGACTGTAAAATCTCCTGTTCCGAAAGCTGTATTTGGAGAGCCTTGTAAATATTGGCTGCCGTTGAATCGCATACTGCCACCGTGCAGTGCAGGATCATAATCGTCTTTCTCCCACAGTGTAAATGGAGATGTGTTCGGACTTCCGCTAGGTATGATTGAATGATTATTTGTGGAACTATCTCCCCAATACGGCAATTGGCAAGCAAGTAGTTCTGTTCCGGTTATTGCAGTAAGAGGCTCAATAGGTGGTGTAAATGCTGTTGTATAAACTGCAGTGCCTTTAACTATACGTAAGTCTGTTATATATCCGCTAGCATAGTTTGGAGTAACTCTGTAACCAATTGTATTATCGGATGATAGATTAAAATTATATCCATCCCATACACCAGAATTAGCTTGTTCAACACCATTGACATAAATGTAACAAGTACCGTTATAACGAGTAAATGCTATATGAGTCCATTCATTGGCAAGTACTTGTCCTGCTGAAGTTAAAAATCCCGGGCCGCCAGAGTGTTGATAAAATTGTACACTTCCGTCTGTTCCTACTCCCATGAAATAGTAGTTACTAGTAGCACTAGACTGTATAGGAGAATTTTGCCAAATACCAAAGAAATCGCTGTGATCTGTATATATCCATGCTTCTACAGTAAAATCTCCTGTTTCAAATTGTAAACCTGTTGCTGCTGGTACTGTAAGTGCTGCGTCTGTTCCGTTAAAATGTGCACTATATCCACCCGAACGATACGGGCTGTATGTTTGAAATTGTACGTTTGTATTAGTAAGAGAAGAACTACTAGGTGAAGAGTCTATTGCACCAGACAACGTATTATTACCAGTTGTACCATTTGTAGTAATAAGTGCAATTACTGATTCTGATCCGTCTATTGTTGTAGCAAATGCTAATGTAAATGTATTAACATCATTTACAATATTTGTTCCATCTGTTACACTAAATGTTATTTCAAAAGTTCCTGCATCGTCGGGATCAGTTGTTCCAGGTGTAATAGTAAACACATTGTCTGCTTGGCTTACGGTTGCTGTAGTACCTAGTGCTCCACTAGTTACTGTATAACTCCAAGTAAGTGGTACTTCTTCTGGGTCAGTTGCTGTTAGTGTAATTACAGTAGGTGTTCCATCTGTTGCTAGTACATAACTGCCAGTGCCGCCATTTGTAATAGTTGGGCTTGTATTGATAAGTGCAATATTAAACCAGCCATTGTCATTTGACAAATATAGTCTATCAGTTTCTTCAACAAATGCCATGTCGCCATTTGTATTATTTGTTAATGGAAGTTCAGCAACTGTTGCGTATGTAGTAACTCCTCCGCCTCCACTACTACCGCCTGCAGAAACATTTAATCTCCAAACACCATATGTTGCATTATAAACATATGATAATCCGTTTGCTGTAAATGTTTGTCCGTTGGTTGGGCTTGTTGGAAAAGTTACTGCCATTTGTTATCCCTCTAATGATCCTGTTGGTGGTGTGAAGTTTGCTGTGTATCTGGCATGTGTAGGAGATATTCTTAAATCTTCTATAAACATTTGCGCAGTTCTATTAGCTCCGTAAAAAACTCTACCAATATAAGCAGTGTTGTGGGCTGTTCCTGATGGATATGATCCTGTTCCAGTTCCATCAGCAGTTCCGTTAATGTATATAGTCCATGTTTGATTGTATAGAACAAGTGCAAGGTGTGTCCACTGCCCTGTCGAAACAGTGCCTGTACTGATTGGGCAACCAGTCACGTTACTATAACTTCCATTAATTAACGCTCTAACAGTTTGGTTCTCTTGTATTTCAAATGATACAACATTTGATCCACCTGAAGAACCTTGTGTGCCTTGAGAATATATCGCAGTACCATATGAACCAGATGCAGGAACAGTAACCAGCCAAACCCAAGCCTCAATGGTACATTCAGTGCCAGTTCTACCCATCGTTTGCAAGACATCAGGAATAGTAAAATATACACTGTCGTCGACACCGTCAACATAAAGACTATTAGACCATTTGTAATGATTTGTAGATGCTGTAGGGTCTCCTATGTTAATAAGAGCAGTGCCTCCGGCTGCATCCCATATACTGTTTTTGTTAGTGCAAGTAAGTAGCGTAGTTCCTGATATAGCTGTTAATGGCTCATCCGGCGGTGTGAAATCTGTAGTATAAACAGCAGTTCCGTTATTAATTCTAAGATCTGACATATAACCTTCGAAGTACCTGGAATATCCGTTGATATTGCCAATCAAAAACGGATGCACATTGCTCCCAATACTGTTACTATATGTCAGAGATATGCTTGTGGCAACACCGTCTAAATAAACTTTAATTGTAGGATTATCTCTTACTACAGCTATATGATGCCACATGTTAAGTTTAATTCTTTGAGTGCTAGTTTGTCCGTTGAGTCCAGTTGTTCCAAACATAATATTTCCAGAATTGTTAATGTGAAGCCAAGGGCCACTTCCATCTCCTCCGGTGTCATACTTACTCCAAACACTATCGTAATTTTTGAAAGATCCTGTTTTATAAATCCAACACTCAATTGTAAAATCAGTATTAGAATTAAAGTTAACACCTATACTAGTTGGAATCGACATAGTATCACCGTTTCCATCAAAGTAAACAGATCCACCGTCTGTTGCTGAATCATACGTGAGATAATCATACGGGCCGCCTAATACAAATTGCGGATCACCAAAATATGTAATTGTTCTGGAGCCACTGTTTGTTGATAAATCTTTTCCATAAGGAAGACCTGTAGCAAAAACAAATGTTTCTGTACCGTCAACTGTTAATTCAATAGGAACAGAAGGTGTTGTGCCACCATAAACTGCGGTTCCAGCTGTAAATTTTAAATCACGTATTTCACCAGTATAATAACCTGTATTTGCGGTACCATGGCGACCGATATACCATCCGCTAGATTGTGTACCATTTTCAGTATTTGCTCTGGAATCTTGTAATACACCATCTGCATAATAATAATATGTTCCACTATGTCTTTCCCAAACAAGATGGTGCCATAGATTGTCTCTTAAATCTTTAGTACCTGCGGCTCCTTCTGTGCCGCTGTCAGTATGACTAGCCATAACACCTGTTGTTGTTAATATTTCAAATGCTTCCATTTGACTACCACCGTCATATTGACCCATAATAATGCCACCGACTGTAGTCTTAGCCCAGCACTCAAATGTAAAATCACCAGTACCGAAATTATCATTAAAACCTGGAGTAATATAATCATTACCGTCTAATTGTAAACTATATCCCTTAGGGTGATAAGGTGTAAATGCGGTAGATGTTACACCTCCGGATTCATTAATAGTATGTGTCCAAGTCGAAGCATCAACTTGATTATCTGATAGTGATCCGTCAGTTTTTAACAAAAATGAAGTGTACTTAGAATCTTGTACACTTGTTATAAATTCTAAACTAAACGAGTTTACGTCATTGACAATGTTTGCACCGTCTGTTACACTAAATGTTAACGTAAAAGTACCTTCATACGCTTCTGTTGTAGTAGGTGTAATAGTAAACACGTTGTCTGCTTGTGTTACAGTAGCAGTTACTCCACCGCCATTAGTTAACGATCCACTAGTAACTGCATAACTCCATGTTATTGGAAGACTTTCCGGATCTGTTGCTGTTAGTGTAATTACAGTAGGTGTTCCGTCAGTTGCTAACGCATAACTACCTGCGCCGCCTTGTGTAATACTAGGTGCTGTATTAATAAGTGCAATATTATACCAAGCAGTGTCGTTCCAAATATATAGTTTATCTGTTTCTTCAACTAGTGCTAAATCACCATTTGTTGCAGTTTGCGGAAGTTCTGCCGCAGTAGCATATGTTGTAGTTCCACCACTTCCACCGCTGGATGATGACGAACCTGCTTTCCACAAGTTATTTGTAGCATTGTAAGTGTAAGTGACACCGTTTACTACTGTTGTATCACCGTTACTTGGGTTATCTGGAAAGTTTACTGCCATCTGTTATTATCCTGTTGTACTTGTTATAATGCTACCGTCGGTTTTTGTCATGCTGCGTTTCCTGATGTAGCACAACCTAGTCTATTATTCTGTAACAAATCTCCCAAGTCTGTTGCATTACTAGGAGATGTTATTGTAACATAATCAATGGTATTAAAAATACCATTAGTGTTACCATAACCGCCACTAAATGCACCCCTTGTTCCATTACTACATCCACCTAATTCCGCTCTTGCAACTGTTAAATAACCAAAATCAGTTGTGTTGCTTGGTGTGTCGATCGTTACATATTGAATAGTATTCAGGTAATCCTGAGGATTAAGTCCGTCTCGGCCACCGCCAATGACCCCATAAGTATCATCAGATACACTAGCTGTTGCTTCCAAGATTGAACCTAAATCGCCAAAGTCAGAAGCGTTACTTGTTGTAGCAACTGTTACATAGTCAATAGTATTGACCATAGTAGAAGATGTGTTTCCTGTTCTGCCGCCCGCCGTAACTGAATATGTCGAATTTGCAAAACTGGTAACTAATGATCTTGCTACTGTCAAAATACCAAAATCTGCTGCATTACCCGTTGATGCTATTGTGACATAATCAATTACATCTGAACCATATGTACCTGAACCAGTATTACCACCGCTCCATAAACCATATGTTCCATTAGAACTAGCTGAAGTAGAATATCTCTCAACAGTTAAATCTCCAAAGTCTGAGGAGTTACTTGTTGTAGCAACTGTTACATATTCTATTACGTTAGTTTTAGCACCATCATAACCACCTCCACTTAACGCATATGTTGAATTGCTACAAGCACCAGATGTGTATACCGTAGTTACTAAATCCCCAAAGTCAATTGCATTACCAGTTGATGTAATATCAAAATATTGAATTACATTTATAGAAGTTACATTATCAACAAGCAGACCGCCTATATGAAGTCCACGGTCTCCATACCAAACACCTGCCCAAGACAATGCAAAATTAAAAGGTTGTGTAACGCTGTTACCACTGTTATCATATGCTGAAACAGATAAAATAAAGTTACCACTGATAGTATCGTCAGTAGTAGGTGTAACAGTAAGTGTATTTCCGCTTAGTGCAACAGTTGCTATTGCACTATTTCCGCTGTCTATACTATAATTGTAGGTAAGAGGAATTCCCTCAGGATCAGTTGCATTTAAATTAACAACTGTTGGAGTACCATCATTACTTAAATTAAAACTAGTTGTAACAGGACTCCAAGATGGTGCCTGGTTTTGTGTAGCTTGTATTGAATCCCATCCAGAACCATTAAAAATGAACAGTTTATTACTATCTGTTTCGTAAACCATATCGCCAGTTGACGAATCTGTATTTGCTGGGAAATTTTCTGTACCACTAATTACACTAACACCCCCGCCGCCACTTCCAGCAGTAACTCCACTAGGCATAGAACTTACCCATTGGCTACTAGACCCATCGTCATAATATACATATGTAGTTAAATCTGTTGAATTAAACCACAGGTCTCCTGCACTAGGAGTTGCAGGTGCTGTATCACTAGAAGTTAAACTTGCACCACTGCCGCCACCGCCACCTGATGGATTAGATAATACCCACTGCGAGTTATAGTATACATAAGTTTCTAGTAATGTACTGTGAAACCACAAGTCGCCTTCACTTGCACTAGTAGGTGCAGTGTCTGAAACAGTAAGTGCTGCTCCTCCTCCGCCTCCGGCACTAGATGAACCACCTCTACTACCTAACCAAACACCTCTTGCGGCATTATAAGTATAGGTCCTTCCGTTAAAGGTATATTCATCTGCATTGCTCGGGCTCGACGGAAAAGTAATTGGCACTTACTATCTCCTATTACGCTTGTGATTCTGACCAAGTAATACGTCCTGATGCACTAAACGGTTGGCTTGCACCAATACCACCAGTGTCAACAACACTAACAGCAACAGATATAACGTCTGGACCATTCGGGAACGTACCGTTACCACCTAATATACTATTACCTAAGTCAATGATGTCTCCCAAACTAAAGTTTGAAGCGTTTGACAAACGTTTACCTGTACTATCAGTACTACCACCTGCAGCACGGAAACTAAACACTTCTGTACCGCCTGTAATAATATCACCTGCTTCGTGTTTAATAAGTTGTGATAGTGACGGGTTAGCAACGTTTTCCCATTCGATACTTGACAAGTCACCGTTTAGGATTAGTTTAACTTCACAGTCGTGTGTTAGAATCAAACCAACTTCATTTAGTTTCAACTGCATTCTGTTGATAATGTCTCTTTCGCCTAAGTTTCCTGACAAGTTACTGTCAACACTTGGAGCAAGTCTGAGCGACACTAACGGGATAACATCAGTACCTAGGTTAACGTCATCGTCACCGCCACCGGATGCTGGAGCACCAAGAGATACTGCAGTACCACTTGCTACTGTTGGATAAATGGCAGGATAACTTCTAGACTTACCAATATAAATGTAAACATAGAAAGTACTACCTGAGAAACCTGTGTAATCTACTTCATCACCGTCTAGTTCTCCGCCAGTTGTATACAGTTTCAAACCGCTATAGAACTTGCCTGAATCGCTACTACTAAATGGGATTCTTCTCCAGAAATCATACTGTCTAGATCTCCAATCATATTGATAAAACCACTCAGTGTTACCGGTTGTTGTAGCAGTATTTGATTCACCGTTTGTAAACGATAGTGATTTAGACGGAGCAGTAAATAAGTATGCCTTATCGTCGTCGAACGTACCGTCCATAATAACCGATGTACCCCAGTGGAACAGTGTCGGTGCGTATGTTGGATTTTGTCCATTTTCAATTTCGTACTTAGCAGGCAAGTTACCTGAACGCATATACGCTTCGTCTAGTCTGTTGTTGTGAATAAACTCGTGTACATACTTAACATGTCCGTGTGCATCTTTAAATCCAAATCTAATTTTACCAGCACCATACCAACTGTAGTCCATATATGCCATTTGAATTTTATTAATGTCTAATAAAAATCCTTTTTGACCTGTACCATCGCACGGATCAATATTCCATTGAGGTTGTGGTACTCTAACGTCTTCAGTTTTAGTTAAAATTGCACCGCTTGTACTTACACCTTTAAATTGTGGTTGTACATACATTTCGTTTTTGGCTGCAATTTTAGTTACTTTATAGCTTTGTCCGCGAATAACAACATAGTCTCCTACACTCAACTGTCCACTAAAATCACTTGAATTGTCACCGCTAACTCTGCCGCTATTATTAACTAGTGTACTTGTACCACTTAACTGTGTAGTAGATGAACGTCTAACACAGTATAATTGTGTACCGTCGTATTCAAAAAAGAAGCCGTTTTGTTGATCAAACATACCAGCACGTACATAAGCATCTGTGTATCCATTTAGATTATATTTAATAATGCCGCTTGGAACACTACTAGTAGGTGCTTGTGTCATACCATATGTAAATCTGAAATCATCTAAAATTCCTGATACTGTTTTTAGTCCATTATATGCAGGATCTGATGCATCTTTAACAGTAATAGCCGACCCAACACGCAATCTGTGTGGATACTTTGTAGTTGCTGTTGCAGTGTTTGCAGGATAATCTTCAATATCAACGATACCGTACATTACTGAGTGATTGCCGCAGAAGTAGAATAATTCTTCTGGTGCATCTGTTGGTACTGTAAATGTAATTGTCCCGCTATCTGTACGTGATCCTGTTACACCGTCAGTATATTCTCCATAATATGTACCTGAACTATAGTTATCGCCTGAATCTGTTGAGAAGTAGAACGGATGTCCAGTTGCAGTAACATTAAATGTATACGTTGCGCCTCTGTATAATGTTAATATTGGATTATCGCCTTGTATCTCAGTGAACTGCCAAGAAACTGATCCATCATTTGCAACGTTGTATGTTTCATTTGGCGCAGTTTGTCCTGCAGCACCTGATAAATTATCAAATGTGATAGGGGGATTAAAGTTAATCGCAAGTGATGTTTGAATACCTTTACCTGACTGATATCTAAAATACTTACGAGTTTGTCTTGTAACTTGTGAGAAAGGACTCGTACCTGCAGCAATTTCAACACCACCGTCGAATGGTCTATGCACTGAATAGCCATCTGGTTTAGCATAAACTTTTGTTTCTAAGAAGTGTTTTGTTGCAGCGTTTGTTATATCATACTGTCTATCAACTGTCATTTTACTATCATCTGAAATAGATGTAATAGTTCTTTCTATTAGTTGACCAGGCGTACTACTATTGTCTTTAACATAAATTTTATCGCCTACTTTAAAGTAACGTTTGAACAGTGTTTCTGTACCTTCGATAATATTTGAACCATTTTCTACTGCAACTGTACCAATTGCTTCTGCAATACCTGCGACATTTGAAGTACTAAGTTTATGTGTACCTGTACCTGCTGCTAATTCGATAATGTTATCTCTATTAAGAGCATCTTGTTCAGTTGGAGCAAACTGAAGGAATTGTTCATCTACTACTACAGCGTAGTATGTACTACCGTTTGTTAAGTTAGTTAAGTCTGGGTTTCCATTACTATCGTATAAAACTGCAGTACCGGTAATTAATGTATGATCGCCGCCAGCTGCAATTTGTATTGTCCCGTCTGTGTTGGCAGTAGTAGCATCTATGTCAAGTTGTGCACCGAAGATTTTGTTTGCAACTTGGAATGTAAATGTATCTTCAGTTGAAGCAGTTGTTGTATATGTTCCGTCAATAACGCCCAATTCTGCTGCAGTTACAAATTCAAAATCACCAGTACCTTGGTTTGTTAAGTTAATTTGTACACCGTTTTCTTCTAGTGCAATTCTGTTATCAGTAATAGCATTTGCAGTGTATGCGTTTCCAGCAACTAAGTTTGGATAAATGTAGTTTGTATCAAAATCTGTTAACATTTGAACCATTAAGTTATCAAAATCAGTACTACTATTAAATGCAGTATCACTTTCGCCGACCATCCAAACTAATCCAAATTCAATTATATCTTTCCAGTAATAGTTACCATTCCAATAACTATACCAATATGTATTAGCATTAGTCGAATAAGTCATACCTGTATTTGAAGTGTATACATTCCAATCTGAGTTGTTAAAGAAATGACCATTCATATAACAAAGAGATGGTCCTCCACTACGAACATGTTTAAACCAAGTTGTTGACCATCTATAGTCATTTCCGTTAATTGTATTACTGCGGTTATTACTTGTTGAATATGTTTGCATACTACCTGGCGATGGTAACCCAAATCCGTCACGTAGATAACCATACCAGTATTCACTAGTAGTTTGTCTATTAGACTCACGTGTCCAGAAGTAATAAGGTAGTGTAGAGTTTGCAGACCAGTCTGTAGCAACCATCATATTATTTCTATCTGCTAGGTTAGTACCTTGTAAAATATTATATGGTCTTGTACTACTAAAGTTTCCAACATTTAAGTTACTCGATGGCGGGTTTAGAGAACCATAATTACTGTACCATACAGTATTAGTTGTATAGTATAAATCATAATAGTCCATTGCTGAGTTACCACTACTTACACCACTGTTGAACACACGTGTTGAATTAGGATTACTCGCAGTAACCATATTCTGCAAGCCTGCAGTATTTGCGGCCATATATGTGTTAATACTGTCATTCAATACACTCCAACTGTTTACGTTAGTACCATCTACACCTGCTGATGAATATGGAATAATTTGTCCAGATGTTGATGTTGGTAATGTACCGCCGTTAATTTCTGTAACAGTAACTTCAGTACCACTAATTAATCCATGATCTTCTAAATAAAATGTATTAGCTAAACTATTACGTCTTTCTCCAGTAAATGTATATTGACCTTTTGCTTCAGATAGTCTAACACCTGACAATTTAAATCTGTCTTCTGATATTACATCGACATTATAAGAACCATCTGCTAAAGAAGATAAATTAGTTGTATTTGTTGGACTAGTACTACCAACATGTTGTAATATACTATTTGATCCTGTATAGCCGCCGTATGTTCCGCTATTAGTAGCAATTGAAATTGTGTCACCTGTTGTTAATCCGTGATCTTCAATAAAGAACGAATCACCTTCTGCATCTTCGACCATTGGAACCCAGAATTCATATAAATCTGATGGATAATAGTTATAAGTTCCTGTATAATAGTATTTCGAACCGTGTATTTGACCACTCGATCCACTCAGGTAAATATAACCAGTATAATTAGCAGTACTAAATCTTGTAAAGTCTTCAAAGATGTTATAACGATTTGCAGTGTTCACACCGCCCGATGATATAAAGTTAAAGTTACTACTTGCATATGGTGAATATGTGTAGTTAGTACCAATGTAGTACATCATATAATAAAAAGAACCAGGAGCATTTCTAGCAAATGGAACCCATTTTACAGTTTGTCCACTTTGATATCCTAATCCGTATCCTCCGTTAAATGTGGATCTGAGATCCCATCCAGATCCAGTCCCATTATATGCATTTCTTGTATAAGATTGTGCTTGATAACTACGATAACGAACATAAACATATTTGATCTCATACGCTAAGTGTAAAGAGTGTCTACCGAAATAACTAGTACCTGCACTACTAAAGCTAATTGCAGCACCATTATAACTAGATGTCAACTGAATGTTGTTATCATCTACTTTTTTAATATAATATGCTTCAAATTGACCTAATCCGCCGATTGCTTCGTCTGATACCGGAGGCATATAGAACACAACATCGTTATCTCTTAGTTGGTGATTTGTCCATTGAATAGAATTGTTTGAAGTGTTAACTTGAGTACTATCAAACTTTGTACTCCACCATGATCTCATTTGTTTTGTTTCGGTTTGTGTATAGTCAGGACTTACACTAAATTGTAATGTTTCTTCTTCATCGACGTAAGGACGACCGTCTGGTGCAGTATCTGTTGTTATGTATTCAAATTTAACCGATTTACCGCCAACACTGTTTAGCAAATAGAATTGGTTACCAGTGACAAACCCATGTGGATCGGATGTAGTAACTGTAATTGTACTCGGTTCAGCTAGGTCGGTTGTAATACCAGCTGCCGGATCAAACGGAATTTGAGACCCTGTATAGAACGTACCCGGAGTAACTGTAGAATAAATGTTACCAATGTTTCCTGTTACTCGTTGTGCAGCATTTGCTCTGAATGTAAAACTTGTTGTAGTTGGAACACTAGCAATCAAGAATTTACCTTCTGCTGTTCTACTAGATAGACCTTGCACATCGATGGGAGTACCAACTGGTAACGAATGATCTTCGCCTGTGATAACAGTGATAATTCTTGAACCGTCAACTGCATTTATACTCAAAACATCGGCAATGGCTAAATCCCCGTCTGAGATATAAAATGAAGGAACGTTGTTAGATAGTTCAAGTGTTTCCCACTTAGTTGGCTGTAGACCATATTCAAAGTCAGTATCGATCAAGTTCTCTGGTGCACTAACACGAATTTTATGCACTGGATCTAAGAATGAATCATCAATATTCATCTTAGCATTACCTTCGTCTACAATGATTTGTAAACGATCATCGTCTGTCATAGTGCCTAATGCATTAACATCCATGTCTAGGTTTATAGTTGTTTCTTCTAAAACACCGTCCCATGTAACTGTGCCGCCAGCTGCTGGATCAGCAAAGTTGTAGATAATGTCATTTGTTGTTACGTTTGTTATCAAAAAGATGTCATCTAATTTCATGAACTCTTTAATAACAATTGTACCAGCGGCTACGTTAAATGTGTATCCGTAGTTTATAAGTTTCTTAGCCATATTAAGTTATCCTCCAAGCGCAATTGCATATGCTACTGCTAATTTTTTTGACGCAAGATCTGCATCTAACTCCGTTGTGTTAATATTCGTTGCTACTTCCCACGCACCAGTTGAAGTACGATATACGTATGTAATACCGTTTAAACTATACGTGTCACCGTTTGATGGGTTTGCTGGAAAATTAAATGCCATGCTTGCTCTCCGTTTTATTAAAAGTATTTATCACGGAAAGATGATAATGTAAATTAATTAAACAGTTGTTTCACCAGCAGTTGATGATGCAAGATCTACATTTGTTGAAGGGAATGCTCTACCTGTGCCCCAAATAATTCTTACAGCACCTGGGCCACCATAACTGTTTGGACTGTTGCCAAAGCGACCGTAGCCTCCGCCGCCGTAACTACCCGCAATGCCGTCGGCATTTGTGCTAACACTTGATCCTTTGGTGCCGTTAGGGCCACTGTTAACAGTTGTATAATAACCTACTTGACCACCGGAACCTGCGCCGCCGTTTCCGCCGTGACTGCCACTATAGGTTCCTGGGTTTGCACCTCTAGCACCGCTGGCACCTTCTCCGTACACGCCAACGCCACCACCACCGCCAGCGGTGTAGTCACCATAAGAGCCACCACCGCCTCCGCCGCCTGAACCAGCAGTTGCACTATAAAATGGATTTGCCGATCCAGTGCCGTAGCCACCTCTGCCACCATTACCTGAGTACCCGCCAGCACCTCCTCCGCCAGGTTCAGTTCCTCCTGTTCCCCAAGTTCCATCACCGCCATTGCCACCGCCGTCTCCGGTGTAACTACCTCCGCCGCCAAATTGGCCAGCGCCGCTAAGACCTGTAGGAGGAATTCCGCCTCCTCCTTTGACAGTAGATGTGTTTATAAAATAACTATCACCGCCGTTACATGTGGAAAGATTGTCAGATCCAATACGACTACCACGTCTGCCTACGACAACTGTATACGATTGACCAGGAGTAACAGGAATATTATTTTTCCATCCTAGACCGCCACCACCAGAACTAACAGAAGGAGTGTTTAGACCTGCACCGCCACCACCGATAGCAACTACACAAACACTAGTTACACCTTCTGGTGCAATCCAACTATGTGTTCCTACTGTGTCAAATAATACACCACCCGGTGGGGCAGCGAATGCTAGGTCCAATGTAGAGGTAAAATATGCTGTGTTGATTCCGTCAGTTGCTGAAAATGTTATATCGAAACTACCAGCATTTGATTCATTTGTACTCGGTGTAATAGTGAAAACATTAGAATTAGCACCTGTTCCTTGACTAACTGTAGCTTGATTTGTTAAACCACTAGTTGTATATCCTATTGTAGTATCGAATCCCTCGGGATCGGTTACATTCAATGTTATTACTGTGGCTGTTCCATCTGTTGCTAATTGATATTCGCTTTCGGCACCTGAAATTGACGGGTTTTGGTTTATTAATGCAATTTGATACCACCCATTATTCCAGAAAAATAATCTGTCTGTGTCTTCTGCAAATGCCATGTCTCCAATATTGTTATTAGTTTCTGGAAACAAATCTTGTTGAGAATAAACTGTAACTGCACCACCATTGGCTTGTGGAGTCACAAAACTAAAATTACCTGATCCGTCTGTTTGTAATACTTGTCCGTTTGTACCGTCTGTAATTCCTAAATCTGTCAGTGTAGATGGAATACTAGTTGACAATGCATAAGGTGCTACACTAGGCACATTTGGTGGAGTATATGTAAAAACACCTGTTGTATTATTATAAGAAAGTGCTCCGTTTCCAGAAGGTTCAGATGCAGTTACAATGCTTAAATCTGTTAAAGCAATGCCTCCTCCGCCGCCAGCACTGGATTTTTCTTTCCATTCAATCGTACTAGTTGTATCATTCTCAACTGCAATATAAGTAATCTCATTTGATTCATTATACCAAATTTCTCCTTCTATAGGATTAGAAGGCTGTACAGCACTGACTGTTGTTTTTTTGCCGCCGCCAGATATTCCTTTAATAGCTGCTTTTTCTTGCTTATATGTTTTTAGTGATCTTCCCATAATATTACTTATCTAGATAGTTGTTTCACCTGCTGTCGAATCTGCTAATGACACGTTTGTAGATGGAAATGCTCGCCCGTTGCCCCAAATAATTCTTACAGCGCCATTTGCACCAGCGCCAGGAGTAAATGCCGCCGCTTCGCCGCCGGCTCCCCCGCCTCCGTATAGACCGCCAGCACCATTTGCTCCGTCATTTACTCCGTTAGATCCATTTGCACCACCTGATCCGCCGCCGCCGCCACTGCCAGTGACAGTTCCCGCTCCGCCAGTGCCACTTGCGCCTTCGCCATATAAACCAACTCCGCCGCCTCCGCCTGCATCCTGATTTTCTGTGGAGCCACCTCCACCTCCACCTCCTGCGCCAATGCCCCCTGTAACAGGAGAGGTGTCAACAAGATTATCTGCTCCAGTGCCGCCGTTTCCAGAATAGCCGCCGGCGCCTCCGCCGCCGCCTGGTGCGTATGATGTGTGTCCTTGCCCGCCGTTGCCGCCATTACCACCGCCATTACGTGCTGATCCAGATGACGTGCCGCCAACACCGCCGGCGGTCGGCTGGGTTGTTGCATCAATTACTCCGCCGCCGCCACCACCAGCATATAATACTGAACTATTATCAAACCACGAAGGGGTGCCATTGCCACCTGTGCCACCGCCAACTCCTACATTAACACTGAAAGATTGGCCTGGAGTAACGATTATATTATTAGCATAAGCTAATCCGCCGCCGCCTCCACCTGAAGCATCATCTGGAGTGGTATACCATCCACCACCGCCACCTGCACCTACACAAACAACACAAATCGAAGTCACATTCTCTGGAACCGTAAATGTCTGTGTATTCAAACTAGTAACTAATACACCGCCTGGTTCGGCTTCGTTAATTAAAGAACCAAAATTAATTAAATACCATCCGTTATTCCACAAAAATAATCTGTCTGTGTCTTCTGCAAATGCCATATCTCCAATGCTATTTCCAGTTATAGGCATGCTAGCTTGTGTATTGTAAACTGTAACACTGGTGTTTAGACTTGGCGTAGCGAAGGAAAAATTACTAGAACCATTTGTAGATAATAATTGTCCGTTTGTACCATCAGTGATTCCTAAATCAGTAAGTGTAGTTGGTATATTTGATGATAAAGCAAGACCAGATACATCAGGAACACTGGGAGGAGTGTAAGTAAAAGATCCAGTTACATTATTGTAAACTATCGAAGGGTTATCCGCACCTAGTGTTGATGTACTGAAGTCTGTAAGTGCAATACTACTACCAGTGTTTCCTTTAGATAAAGATTTAAATTCTACAGTAGAAGTAGTGTCGTTTTCAATTGCAATATAAGCAACTTCGTTTACTTTATCAAACCACTCGTCGCCTTCTACAGGATCAGAAGGTTGCGTGGCACTTACTGTTATTTTGCCACTATCGGCTCCTGCAGAAACTCCTTTTAAAGATTCTTTTTCTTGCTGTAACGCCTTTAAGGATCGTGGCATTTATTAGTTCTCCGTAATTACCCAACCGTTTGCTGCATTGTAATATACTAAATGTAGTGTAGCTCTGTCGTAATCCATTAATAAATCGTCTGCTATGCCTTCAATATTTGAATTATTACGAGCAACTGTTATATTGTTTGTTCCTGCATTACCGGATCCGTCAATTAAGTGTACTTTTGTACCCATAGTCGGATTTGCAGGTAATGATATAGTTAGTGCTCCGCCTGATGTATCAACAAAGAAGTTACCACCAGATGCTGGTAACGTAGTACTACCAGTAAGTTCTACCCAACCATCTGCATTAGGGTTAATAATTTGTACCCATTGTGTAGAATCGACGTCTTGGAATAAAACGTACATACTACCATCAGTTGTATGATACCATAAGTCTCCTGGCTGTCTACCAACAATTGCCGGTGCTGTATCAGAGAACTGCATACTAATACCAGCATTGTTAACAAACGAGAAGTTACCAGCACCATCAGTTGATAGTATCTGGTTAAGTGTACCGTCAGTTATACCAATATCAGTAAGTGTAGTTGGAATATCACTTACTAGTGCAACTGTACCTGATTCGTCTTTAAAAGTAACAGTTCTGTCTGCAGTTGGCTCTGTTACAACAATTGAAGTTTCGTGTGCATCTTCTGTCGTGCCTTCGACTTCAATAATTGTATTGCCTGCAGTAGAACTAAATCTAATAGTACTGTCAGTTTCAACTTGTGTACCTACTAACTTAATAGCATTACTTGTACTTTGTAGCACAAGATTATTGCTACTGTCAAGACTTATATTACCTTGCTGTACACCTGCTGCTTTAATTTGTATAATTTCGCCTGTGTCAGTTGTTCTATTTAATTCTAATACATGTGATTGATCTGCAGTTGCTTTAATTAAATCGGCACCTGTAGTTGACAAATGTAAATTGATATCTAATAAGCTAGTTGTATCAGTTAGTTCACTTACATCACGTGGTACATCTTGGAATGTTGCATTACCTGCACCATCTGTTGTTAGTACTTGATTTGCTGTTCCGTCAGTGATATCTTCTAAATCAAACAAGTCTAACTGTGCAAACGGGTTAACAACCTGTGTCCACTGTAGTGTGTCGACGTCTTGATAAAGTACATACAAACTACCGTCTGTTGTATTGTACCATAAGTCACCTGCTACTTCATCTCCAACATTTGGTGCGTTGTCTCCAGCGTATGAAGTAGGTTTTGTTGCAGCATTTTGGAAACTAAAGTTGCCTGCGCCATCAGTTTTAAGCACTTGGTTAATAGTACCATCACTGATACCTAAGTCTGTTATTGATGTTGGAATGTCTGCTACAAATGCTACTGTACCGCTTCCATCTTTAAATGTAATAGTATTATCTGCTGTTGGATCTGTTACTGCAAACGAAGTTTCAAATGCATCATCTGTAGCACCTTCAACATGTAAAAATGTGCCTGTATTAACTCTAATTGCACTATCTGTTTGTACTTCTGTACCGATTAATTTAATTGCTTGGTTATCTGCTTCAATAACAATGTTATTACTTGCATCAATGTTAATACTACCTTGCTGTACGCCTAGAGATTTAAGTTGAATTATCTCACCTGTATCACCAGTTCTGTCTAGTTCTAATACATGACTACTTGCATTTGCTGCTTTAATTAAATCAGCACCAGTTGTACGTAAATGTAAGTTAATATCAAATAACCCTGTTGTATCAGTTAAGTCTGAAGCATCACGTGGTATGTCTTGGAATGTTGCATTACCTGCTCCATCGGTTGTTAGTACTTGTAAATTTGTACCGTCAGTAATATCTTCTAAGTCAAACAAGTTAAGTTGAGCAAATGGGTTAACTACTTGGATCCACTCAATACTGTCAGCATCTTGATAGTAAACGTACAGTGAACCATCTGTTGTGTTATACCACAGGTCGCCTGCTACTTCGTCGCCTACTTCAGGTGCAGTATCTCCTGCAGTTGCAATTGGTTTTGCTGCAGCGTTTTGGAAACTAAAGTTACCGTTACCGTCTGTTTTAAGTACTTGGTTAATAGTACCATCTGCAATACCTAAATCTGTTAAGTCAGTTGGAATATCGCTTATTAGTGCAACTGTACCATCTTCATCTTTGAAAGTAACTGTTCTGTTAAATGTCGGTTCTGTTACTGTAAATGATATTGCTTTAGCATCATCAACTGACCCTTCTACAGATAAGAATGTGTTACCTGCAGTTGAACTAAACTTCAATGGTGCATCAATTACTGTTTCTGTATCATTGATAGTAAGCACTGTGTTATTATTTGCTAACAGTTCAATGTTGCCTAAATCACTTGTAATTACAACGTCATTTGTGCTGTTAGTTCCAATAGTACCTTGCTGTGTACCGTTGAAATCAATTTTAATAACATCACCTGTTAAACCTGTTCTATTAAGTTCAAGTAAATGACTACTGTTTACTGTAGATTTAATCAAATCAGCACCAGTTGTACGTAAGTGTAAGTTGATGTCAAGTAAACTTGTAGTATCAGTTAAGTCACCAATGTCTCTCGGTACATCTTGGAATGTTGCATTACCTGCACCGTCAGTTGTTAGCACTTGTAAGTTAGTTCCATCGGTAATATCTTCTAAGTCAAATAAACTTAATTGTGCAAATGGGTTGACCACTTGTACCCATTGCTCTGTATCAACATCTTCAAACAGTACATACAAACTACCATCTGTTGTATTATACCATAAGTCACCTGGTTTTTCATCGCCAACTGTTGGTGCTGCATCACTTGCATACGCAGTTGGACGTTCTTGTGCGTTTTGGAAAGTAAAGTTCCCATTACCATCTGTTTTAAGAACTTGGTTTAATGTGCCGTCTACGATACCTAAGTCAGTGATGCTTGTTGGGATATCGCTTACAAGAGCAACTGTACCTGTCTCGTCTTTAAACGTAACAGTTCTGTCTGCTGTAGGTTCTGTTGCAACAAATGAAGTTTCAAATGCATCATCTGTTGTTCCTTCGACATGTATAAATGTGTTTCCTGCACCAGCATTAAACCTAATAGCACTATTTGTTTGTACTTCAGTACCAGTAAGTATGACATCTTGGTTATCTGCTTCAATAACAATATTATTGTTTGCATCAATATTAATACTACCTTGTTGTACACCCAGTGATTTAAGTTGAATTATTTCGCCTGTATCAACTGTTCTGTCTAGTTCTAGTACGTGGCTACTCGCATTTGCTGCTTTAATTAAATCAGCACCGGTTGTACGTAGATGTAAGTTAATGTCTAGTAGACTTGTGTTGTCGGTTAAATCGCCAATGTCACGTGGTACATCCTGGAATGTAGCATTACCTGCACCATCTGTTGTAAGTACTTGGTTTGCTGTTCCGTCAGTAACATCTTCTAAGTCAAATAAACTTAATTGTGCAAACGGGTTGACTACTTGCACCCACTGTGAAGTATCAACATCTTCGTAGTATACATACATACTACCATCATCACTGTTGTACCATAAGTCACCTGCTTCTAAGTTTCCAAATGGTGCAGTGGCTCCGATTTCGACATTAGCTCTAATACCTTGGCTTGCTAAACTTGGGTTATTGTTAAGTTGTATCCATTGACTACTATCAGCATCTTCGTAATATACATACAAGTTCATTGTAGTATCTTCAATCCAAAGATCACCGTCACGTGGACCTGCAGGAGCATTAGTGCTAACTTCAACGGCACCTGAACCGCCGCCTGCTATCTGCCATACAGATCCATCCCAAATTTTCATTGTTAAATTGTATTGATCAGCAGTATCAAACCACAACTGTCCAGTGTCTGGATTTGCAGGAGCAACAGGGCCAATTGCTGTTATTTCGCCAATAACAAATTCACTGCCGTTCCATTTTAGTATTTGATGATTTGCACTAGGTGCTGTAGTTGTAATATCAACGTCACTTAGTCCACTAATACTGTGATTACTAATGTCATTTACTGTACCGCCAATAGTTTTGTTAAAGTCCCAAGTATCAGTTGTATTATTATATGTAATAGTTGCTGTACCATCTGTGCCTAAATCTGCAGTTAATCCAGCACCATTCGCTGCGGCGGCATCTGCAGCACCATTAGCAACTGTAATATTCAAATCTTCAACGTCTAGTGTAGTTGTATTGATTGTAGTTGTTGTACCATTAACTGTTAAATCACCAGTTACAATAACGTTTGCACCAAATGTTGTGTCTGCTGCAATTTTTGCTGCATATGCAGTATCAAAGTCTGTTTGACTAAAGCTATCACCAGGAACAAACTTACTGTTAGCATTATCCCATATTAGAGATTGTCCATCAGTTGGAGCAGTTGTTGTTGTATCTACGTCTGCTAAGTCGTCAATACTAACTAGAGAAATTGCACTATCAAAGTCTCCTTGACTAAAGCTAGCACCTGCAACAAAAATACCTTGTGCACTATCCCAAACAAGTGTTTCTCCATCAACTACACCTGCTGTACTAACATCAATCAAATCACTTAATTCACTTGGAATATTACTTTGGTTTAGTTGTGCCCATGCAGTGCCATTGTAGATGTAAAAGTCTAAGTTACTTTCGTCTACCCATAAGTCGCCATTGTCTGGATTTGCAGGAGGAGTAGCACCAATATTAGCACGTACTGCTTCTGAGTATGGGTTAATGTGCACCCATTGACTACTGTCTGAGTCTGTATACCAAACATACAGGTTCATTGTACTGTTGTTTAACCACAAGTCGCCTTCGCTTGGGTTACTCGGAACAGCACCTGACAAGTTAACACTTGAACTAAAGCCTGGAGCATATGTACCTAATGCTGCATCCCAAACAAGCACACTGTTGTCTGCTGCACCTGTTGTATCTACATCACTTAAATCTCCAATTGATTTAAGAGTAAATGCAGTATCGAAATCTGTCTGACTGAAACTATCGCCTGGAATAAATTTGCTTGTTGCATTATCCCAAATAAGTGCTTGTCCATCGGTTGGTGCTACTGTTGTAATGTCAGTTGGTATATTACCTACTCCAACACTTGCACCCATACCGCTGTGATTGCCACAGTAGTAGTAAAGTGTAGGTGTTGCTTGAGTTACTTCAATCTCTGTATATGCACCTGCTGTACCTGGTGTTCCTACTTCAGTAACACCTGTTGTATAGTTTGTACCACTGTTGTGTGTGCCGTCTGATGTTGTGCTAAATCTAAACGGATGTGTTGTATTACTTGCATCTGATTGATCAAATCTATATGTTCTGCCAGGTTCTAAACTTAGTATTGCTTGACTTGCACCATCAACAACAAATACTCCACCACTTACTGTTACAGTAGGATATTCAGTAATAAATTTGCCTTGCATTACAACATTGCCGTTTAATACAATGTGTCCATTTGAAGTATTAAGTGTAATGTCAGCATTGCTATGTGCTGTTAGAATCATATCTTGGCTTGTTTCAAGTGTTGTTTCACCTG